AGGACCGGAAAAGCCTGTACGTTATGGCACCCGGATCATATTACAAACCAGCCGATGAGCTTCTTAAAGCAGCCTGCATGAGCAAGGAAACCGCCGAAAAATATCTCAAAGGCCGTGACGGCTGCGGCTGGCACATTTCCAATCTAAAGATTTACGATAAGCCAAGAGATCTTGACGAGTTTTCGAGATTTGGTTTTTGGAAAATGAACGGAACCGGAGTTTGCGAAAATTATTGTTGCGAAAATTACGAACCGCCCGACAGTTGTATGACACCCCCGACTTGCAAAATCAACGGATGTTCCGTTTGCCGCCCGCCTCAAAGCTGGTGCTATGTCGAGGATTTTTGCGAATGAACACCGGCAAGCAGTTTGAAGCGGACTTCAAGGCATCTGTTCCGTCAGATGCGTGGTGTTATCGGCTGAAGGACAGTGCTGCCACCTACTACGGCGGCAACGAGAACCTGTCCTTTTCCATCGACAACATCTGCGACTTCCTTGTGTACCGTTACCCGATGAACCACCTATTTGAGCTGAAAACCATTGAAACGCCCTCTATCCCTCTTGAAAAGGCGTTCGGCAAGTACGACAAGGCAAAGTGCAAATACCGCAAAGAAAAGCACATCACTGACATGGTGGATGCAATGGGGTACAGCGGCCAGACCGCCCATGTGATAGTCAATTACCGGGCGGTCAACCGCACCTTTGCAATCCCTGCCAGCAAGGTTCTGGCGTTCCGCTACAACGAGAGCCGCAAAAGCATCCCTTGGCAGTGGGCAGAGCAAGAGGGGATAGAGGTCAAAGCAAAAAGGCTGCGTGTCCATTGGCGGTATGACGTGGACGGGTTGCTAAAGAGATTGGAGAAAGAACATGGAAGAGACGCTTAAGTGCGATAGATGCGGGGAGACGTATCCTTTATATGAATATAGCAACTTAACCGACATTGAGATGCGGGTGTGGGGTATTGGCGCCCCGCAAGACTTCGAGTATCGCCTTTGCCCCTCTTGCATGGCAAAGCTGAACGACTGGCTGAAAGGAGAAAAAAGTGAGTAAGAAAGTTTCAGACATCCTGCCCAAGACGGAAATCTTGGCGCAGTTGGCAGAAGAAGCATCCGAACTGGCGACAGGTACTGGGAGATGGTTGGGCAGTTCAAAGAAGAGGACATGACCCCTGACGAGTTTGCAGATTACATCACCGCAAAGTCAGAACAGGTCGAAAAAGAGCTGAGGGAAAGGTGGAGCTAATGGATAAGGAACAGCTTGCGATCGCACGGTTGCAGGACGCTGCACGGTTATCCGAGCATCGGTACAAGAAACCGCTTATGGTCACATACTCTGGCGGCAAGGATTCGCAAGTGCTTGTGGCACTGGCTGAACGTGCCGGAATCAACTTCGAGGTGGTCAACAGTCACACCACAGCAGATGCGCCGGAGACAGTCTATTTCATCCGTGAGCAGTTCAAAGCGATGGAAGAACGTGGAATCAAATGCTCCATTGTAATGCCACGATACAAGGATAAGCCCGTGTCCATGTGGACGCTGATTCCGCAAAAGCTGATTCCGCCGACAAGACTTGTACGCTATTGCTGTGCCGTTCTCAAAGAAAATACTGGACGCGATAGATTTATCGCTACCGGCGTTCGCTGGGCTGAATCAACAAACAGAAAGAAAAACCGAGGAACGATGGAGTTTAGCCATCGTGACAAGGAAAAGCGCATCATCCTTATGGGAGACAATGATGAAAAAAGGCAGCTGTTCGAGATCTGCAACCTAAAAGGCAAGATGACTGTCAATCCTATCGTGGACTGGTCTGACGATGATGTGTGGGACTACACGCACAACGAACACTTGCCTATCAATCCGTTGTATTGCGAAGGGCAGAAGCGCGTTGGCTGCATCGGCTGTCCTATGGCTGGTAGGGGGGGGCAGACAGCGTGAGTTTATGCGCTGGCCTTCTTATGAAAAAATGTACATCTCGGCGTTTGAAAGAATGCTTGATGTCAGAAAGGCTAAAGGTCTGCCGTGCGACTGGCAGACCGGCATGGACGTTTTTCGCTGGTGGATGGAAGATGACAACATCAGCGGTCAGTTGAGCATGGACGATTTGATGGAGGATAACAATGTTTGAATTTGTAACTCGCTGGCTGGTCTGCCTAGTCCTGCTGGCGGTAGTAGTCCAGTCCGAACGGACGATCAAGGACATGGCAGACAAGCTGTTTGAGGAACGGCAGGCAATGCTCGTCTGGCTGTTCGCCAACGTGTGTCTGGTCGTTTGTACGGCTGTTGTGATGGGGTGGAGGTAAGTATGGAAATTAAATCAATAAATGATATTCCAATGCCGTTTAGCGACATTGATGTTGCGGAAGCGTTTTATCATCATTCGGAACTTTACATGAAAACAGAGAACGTTTCAACTACGGTAGCAAGCGGAAATTTTACTACGCTGGTTTATAACGCTGTAAATTTGAAAAATGGTTCGTTCAAAAGTTTTATCGGTTTAGAAAACGTTCAAAGAGCTAAGGTACATATTGAGAGGGAGTAACCAATGGACAACGAACTTTACTGTCCAATGAAGATGACCAGTAACCCGCTTGGTCGGTGCGTATGCGAGAAAGAAAAGTGCGCTTGGTGGCGGAAGTTGGACAACTGCTGCTCCGTCTGGCAGATTGCATTGAAGCTGAACAACATCGAAACGAAGATGAATAGGTGAGAGTATGAACGAGTGGATTAGCGTAACCGATTCGCAACCGAAAAAAGATGGAATCTACTTTGCTGTATATAAGTTTTTGGATTTGAACGATTGCGTTTCAACAAGAGAATTTAGAAACGGTAAGTGGATAGAAGAGGTTGGACGTGAAGAGGTCAGGTTCTGGATGCCGATTCCAAAACTGCCAAAGGAGGCCTGATACATGGCAACACCCCCAAAGCGCGGTCGTGGCAGACCACCGCTGACCGAAGCTGAAAAGAAAAAGCGTGAGAAGCGGGCGCAAAAGGCGAAAGAAGAAGCCGCCGCGAAGCGTGAGAAAGAGCGTGAGAAGAAAAAACAACAGATGCTTAACAAGCGGAAATCTATCCGATCGCAGGTGAGCAAAAAGGTGAAAGAACAGCAAGAGTTGGCTATCGAGAAGTCAAAGATGATGAACACAGGGGATTTGCAGTCAAGAATCGGCGATGAAGAGGACAAGAAAGTTGTCGGCATGATTGCGGCAAAGTATTTTGGTGACCTTCCGAGCGTGGACATGAACAACCCCATTGAAGTGCAGCAACGCCTTGATTTCTTCTTTGACGCTTGCATCGAAGCCAGAATCTCCCCTGTGGTGGAATGGATTGCGCTGGTGCTGGGCATCGAATGGCCTAGCCTGAGACAGATTATGACAGGCAAGCGCCGTGACGACAGCTTGCAGCAGAAGTACATTTTGAAGCTGATTCTGCAAATGCAGTCCATGTGGGCATATAACGGTATGTACGGTCAGGAGAACCCGGCAGAGTGGATTTTCCGAGCCAAGAACTATTTTGGTATGCGTGACAACGTGGAAGTCACCGTTGCGCCGCCTGAACAGCCGTTGGGTGATGCCCAGAGCGCAGAGCAGTTGGCTCAGAAGTACCAGACGGCTTTGCCGAAAGGGATTGACGTGGAGTACAGAGAGATAAAAGAGGAATGAACGGATTTCTTTTTACGAAAGACGGAAAACTTATGTGCAAACTCGCCGAAATATCCTTTGAGCCTTACAAAGACAAACGAATAATCAAAGTCCGATGTACGGTTTGTGGACGTATCAGAAAAATCCAAAAATGGAAGTTCGATTTTGCGGAAGGTTCGTCAAAATACAAATGGCTTAAGTGCAGCTGTTGTGGTGATTGCATGACGGAGTATGTAATAGTGGAATGAGCAGCAAAGCGTTACGGCAGATGTATAAAGAACATCACATTTGCATCCATTGCGGTCAGAACGATGCAATGCCGGGCAGAGTATCGTGTGCGGAGTGTTTGGCAAAAGACCTCGAAAGGCACACGCAAGCATACGAAAACCTTTCAGGTGAAACGAAAGCTGCGTATCTACAAAAATGCAATGAGCGGCAACGTGAAAAGCGCAAAAGGCTGGCTGCGAAAGGAATTTGCACCATTTGCCTGAAACGTCCGATGTCAAAAGGCTATCGCTCTTGCATCGAGTGCCGAACAAAGGATGCTCAAAAGAGAGCGAGAAACAGCAAGGAATACAGAAGGACATCTGGCACTTGCGCCTATTGTGATGAACCACCAATTCCCGGCAAGCGTTGCTGCCCGAAGCACTATGCAAGCCGCATTGTTGCCATCACAAAATGTAGGCAGTCAGAGGGCTTTCGGCTATCACAAATCGAACAGAAAAAGCGCATAAGCGTATTTTGGAGAGAAATGGAATGGGAAAGAAATCAAAGAATGAAACAGCCCCAATGGATACACCCTCAACTCCGTTGATTGATTTCTCTGACCCCTGCTTACGCACGTTCCTGCCTGTCCTCTTGCAAGACCACACGACAGGCAAGAACATCATCTGGGCGACAGACCCGCCTCCTGAACTGCGCGTGGGCTTTGCAGATGAAATCACGCTGGAACAGTTGGACAAAGTTCACCTTGTCCCTCGTGTGCAGAAACGGCTTGCAGACCAGAAGAAGCGCACCAGTAAGAAAGCAGAGGTATTCACGCCGACTTGGGTTTGCAAGAAAATGGCAGACGTTGCCGAAAACGACTTGAATGGCGATGACTGGAAGGAGTACATCAACAAGACTTGTCTTGAAGTCACCTGTGGCGAAGCGCCGTTCCTGACAAGTCGATACGACACCACGACAGGGCAGATGATTGCCGTGCCGGACAGAATCGGTCTGCTGGATAGAAAGCTGAATGTTCTGGCAGAACAGTTCCATGACTACGATATGTGGATGTGCTGGGCAATCAGCGCCTACGCATCGACATACGGCTATGAGTGGCAGGGGGACAATCTCTTGCTGGCAAGGTGCAACCTGTTCCTGGCGATGATTGAAAATTTTAGGTATCGGTTCGATGCTGAAAAGCTGGAAATTGGCTTCATGCCCATTTTCCTTGATTGCATCGCAGACACTATCTCATGGAACATCTGGCAGATGGATGGCCTGAAAAAGACCGTGCCCGGCACGGACATTCCGTGCAAAATCAAAGACTGGAAAGCTGACAAAGAAATCTTGTTTAAGGATGTTGGGGAGGGTGCTTAATGCAAACTGACAGAGGAATCTACCACAAGCGAGTATGTGACCGCTGCGGAGCGGTTATGGGCGGCAGGATGATGAACCCTGACGAATACTTCAAGGACTGGGCGTGGCGCAGGGATACAGGCGACCTGTGCCCGGAGTGCTATGCAGAGTACAAGCGAGTGATCGGGCGGTTCAACAGAGGAAAGAGAGGGCAGAGAAGATGAAAAAGTGCGCTCTTTACAGATGCAAACAGTGCTTTGCAACCATGACGGACGAAGGCGATGTCAGAATCGACAAAGACATTGTTGATTGGATGTTTGAAAATGAAATGGAAGAAAGCAAGATTGGGTTTATCGCAAAGTTCAAAATAAGCGATAAAGTCCTCATCCATCGTTGCTCCAATAACACTGTTGGTTTATGCGAGTTCATCGGGTGGAAGGAGATAGAGGAATGAACTTCTACTGCACCACCGAACATTGCTCTTGCATGGGCATCAAGCAGTTTTCCGCTGGCAAGGCTATCCGATGCACGGCAGAATCCTGTAAGAACAAATCTGAGCCGTCCTGTGGTTCTTGCAAATGGTACGCAGAGCCTGATGGCGTGTGCGTGAACGACCAGTCAGAACGCGTTGCAGACTTCGTGTGGGACGAACGCGGGTGCAAAGAATGGGAGAAAAGAGAAAATGACAGCTAAAGAAACATTCGCCATATTTGTTTTGGGGTCGCTCATAACATTCTTTGTTGGAGCCTTTGTCGCGATTTTTGAAATGTTTCTTTGGGATATGACCGATGACATTTCGCTTGGATGGTCGTGGAAGCATCCAGAACGTTCAACAATTATTCGTGCAATGATAATGGCAGCTATTAACGCTGTTATCTTTGGCGGTGGTCTTCTGGCTGTATGGCTGGCGAAAGGATGAGAAAATGAGCTATGATATTTCGCTGTGCGATCCTGTAACGCACGAACCGCTCAAAGCGGATAGTACGCATTTTATCGCTGGTGGTATGCGCGCTATGGGCGGAACGAAAGAACTGTGGCTCAATGTCACATGGAACTATGCGGACTTTTACTACCGTAAAGATGTGTTTGGAAAAAACGGCATCCGCTCCATCTACGGCAAAACAGGCGCAGAAAGCATTCCGATGCTTGAAAAGGCCATCTCCGCACTAGGTGACGATGTAGACGATAGCGACTACTGGCACGCCACAGAAGGCAATGCAAAGCGTGCGCTGTACGGACTGCTGGCATTTGCAAAGATGCGCCCGGATGGTGTGTGGGAGGGTGATTGAATGAATAGCACGATATGGCATCCAGCAAGCGAACAGCCACGAGAGCGGACGCAGCCTTTGTTGCTTGCGACTAAGACAACGTGGCGTGATAAATATGGAAAAATGTTGCAAGGAATCTTGCCGACAGCGTACTTTCTTGGCTGTTACGCAGACGGTCAGTTCTGGGATGAGATAGGCGAGAGACTGCCGAAAGATGTGACGGTAACGCATTGGATGGCGTTTCCGATGGTATGAGGTGATGGGCATGGACAAGTATGTATGGCATTCCGTGCGGGATGAGTTGCCGCCGCAAGATGCTCCGATGCTGATTCTGATGGTAAAACACATTTACCAAAACGAAAACGATTATGAACGGTACATGAGACTCGGCTTCTATGCTCCAGCATTCGGCAAACGGGCGTGGAGAGACGAGTTTAACGACCCGCTGGAACATAATGATTGGTACATTGTAACGCACTGGACGTATGCGCCAGAAGAGCCAAAAGAGGATTAAAGATGGACGGATTTGAAGCGCTAACAAAAGCGATGAACCAATGTGCTGCATCAGCTGAACATTTTGCAAATGCTATCAGACAGTCCGAAACGCAGTGCGGTTACATCGAGCAGAAGCGTAAACGGCCTGTATACCGTAAAGGCGAAAAGCTGCATGAAGTTTTTAAGCGAATCACGAGAACGAGAGAGGGATTTAGAAAGTGAAAAAACTTAAATTTCCTGATGATTTCTTTGCATACGACAACCCAGACTGCCCCGACAAGGACATTGAAAAAGCCGTAAACAGGATGAAAAACTGGATGAAAGGCGAGATGTATAAGAGCAACCCGTGGTTCTTTATGGCTGCTGGAAACTATTTGATTGTCGGTCTGATTGCTGAGGATAAGCAGAAAACAATCTACGTTGCACGGCAGTATTATGAGATAGTCAACATTCCGGGCGAAGGCTGGCTGCGTGAATCTGACGCCGAGTGCCTATTTTGAGGAGAATTAAAAATGGAAGAACTTAAGAGATGCCCGTTCTGCGGTGGAAAAGTTGCCATTGCTGAAGTAGGCGACTATTTGACAAGCTGGATGTCTATAACAAGAGGAAACTGCAAGAATGGATGCAAGTGCCGGGTATTCATGGAAAGCAAGCCATACAGCTTTAATTGTTCCGAAGCTGATAAAGAAAAGATTAAAAAAGACCTTATCGAAGCATGGAACAAACGCTACAAAGAGGATTGAGTATGGACAAAAAACGAGACAGTTTTACATTCCAACGATATTACTTTGAAGCCATCTCCACACTCAAAAGCAAAGAGAAGTTGGAGCTCTACGATGCAATCTGTGCATACGTTTTTGAAGGGAAAAACGCAACTTTGAACTCAAAAAAAGCAGAATCTTGTTTCATTTTGATTAAGCATTTGCTCGATGAAGAATCGAAAAGAAGCGATATTGCGTCAAAAGGATGGTCTACACGAAAGTCAGCTCATCCTCATGTCATAAATGAGATGAAAGTCAGCTCATCTATGAGTTCAAAGTCAGATGACGATGAACCCATTGTATCAACTGACAGTCAGACGAACGTCAAGACCTTGCCGGAGAGTGCTGTCAAAAAGAAACCTGACATCTTCTCCGACTTTGCTCATGGCGATAAAGCCTTGCTGGAATCCCTGCGAGAGTTCGCACAGATGCGTACAAGAATCAAAAAGCCTATGACAGACCGGGCAAAACAGATGCTCTGCAACAAGCTGGAAAAGTTTGATCGGCACGACTGGAAAGCCATTCTCGACCAGAGCATCTATGCCGGATGGCAGGACATTTACGCATTGAAACAGGATGACCAGTACGAGCAAAGTACGGAGATGGAGTTTCCTAGACTATGACAATGGACGTTCAAACGGTATTTATCGGCGGTCTAACGCTGTGCAAGAGAGATGTTGCAACCGAAGTCATGGTTGAAGTTGACGATTCCAACTTCGAAACAAAAGAGCTGCAAGAGGCTTTTAATGCGATTAAGGGATATTGGGAACTTCGTGGATATGTAGACGTTGTAGACCTCAGAGAAACGCACAAGAACGTTGCAGATTTGATTGTGGAGTGCAGCAAAGCGTGTGAAGCTGAGTGCGTTGCCCTTAGCCGTGAACGCATGGGAGAATGGGCTAAGCGGATAAAGGAAAATGCTGCATTAAGGCGCTTCCAGTCGCTTGCCGTTGAATCCGCTAACGCATTGACAACCTATGAGGACTTGTCTGAAATTTACCAGCAGATGGGCGAAGCAATGAGCCTGAAAGCTGAGGAAGAAGATGCGTGGACATACGAGGATGTGCTGAACGACTATGTGCTTCACATGGACGAGAAGCCTGTGTACATCAAGACAGGCCTAGAGCATCTGGATGAAGCGCTGCACATCTCACCGGGTGATTTTATCATCATCGGCGGCAGACCGTCTGCGGGCAAGACAGCCCTGTCCTTGCAAATAGCAGCAAACATGGCAAAACAGAACTACACCGTGTACTATTTCAGCTTGGAAACCAGCAAACGCAAGCTGGGCGCACGTCTGATGGCTAATCAAATATACTGCCCTCTGGACACGGTAAAAAATAAGGCGGTCAGCTTGAATGAGATTGACGGACAGGCAAAAAACATGAAGATGCCCTTATATATCCGCTCCGCTGCCGGAAAGAACGTGGCGTGGATGAAGGCTCAGGCTCTCCGTAAAAAGGCTCAAGTCATCTTCGTAGATTATCTTCAGCTTATCCACGAAACAGGCGCAAAGGACAGATATGCTGCCATTACAGCCATATCCATTGCCTTACACGAGCTGGCGCAGACAACAGGCATTGTCGTAATGGCACTGGCGCAGCTTAATCGAAACCCATCCAAGCCCGGAGCAACGCCTACCAACTCCGACTTGCGAGAAAGCGGACAGATTGAACAGGACGCAGATGCAATCATCCTTCTGTCCGGCGACAACCCAGACAAGTACCTGTTCCGGCTAAGCAAGAACAAGGAAGGCGAGATAGGCGACCTTCCCATTACGTTTAACAAGCAGATTCAACGGTTCCAAGAGTACACTTGGATGGACTGAAAGGAAAACAAAAAAAGATGACACTGAATGATGTGATATTCGCTTTTGCTGCGATTATTTTTATTGCCTTTGGCTCTGCATTTTTTTCAGAATGGGCAGAAAAACACACTGAAAGTTTTACAATGGAAGTCTTTTCGATGATTGGAATGCCAGCGATTCTTTGGTGCATTGTATTGATTGCTTACAGTGCTCTGCAAAAAATCGGCGTTATTGGGTAAACGAAAGAGCAGGGAGAACGATATGGATTCGCTTGAAAATCTCATAGAAAGCGTGCGAGATGGAAAAGGCAGATATGGTCTGTGTGATGCTTGCGTGCATCGTCAAGGAGACTATTGCCTGTTCCATAATTTGCGCAGACGAAGCGAGGGCGGGAAAACCGTTGTTACTGCCAAAAAGCTTGGAAGAGTAGAAAAATGCGATTTTTTCAACTTTTTGGGATGGGTCATTCCTGACAAAAATGACATATACGGAATCTAAGTGCATGGGCTGTCAGCAATGGCAGCTTTTTGCATATACGCGCACAGAAGCCCTACAAATGCTTTTAGCGTCAGATGGCAAACTTAGACCGAACACAGAAAACGGCTCTGGCACGGCTCTACAGGGCTGTGAGCGCATTGTAGAGGTCTACGACTATTGCAGGAGGAGAAAATGGAATACATGACAGCCGATACAAAGGTCAATGGGTACATGGTCTACCCTCGATTCCTCTCGACTATTGACGTTAGCCCAACAGAGAAAATTGTTTACATTTACCTGTTCAATCGTGCAAGGTCGTCACAGATAGCAAGCAGAAGCGGAAAGTTTGCTGACCAACTAGGGCGAGTATACATCGTGTATCCAATCAAAGACCTTGCTGCCGATACTGGATTCACGGAACGATGGGTCAAGAAGTCTCTGAAAGAGCTGGAAGAATCCGGATTGATCGAGCGCAAGCGTGAAGGGAAGAACAAGCCCGATAAGATATACGTCAAAGTGCCGGAAGAATCGTCAAAGAGCGAAAAGGGAGGTGAACAATCATTCACCTCTGAGGGGAACGATACTTCACCTCTGAGGGGAACAATCGTTCACCTCCTTAATATAGAAGAAAAGAAAAGAAAAAAAGTTATTAAGAAAGCGGGCGACCCGCCCGATAGGAACGCCAGCACGCCGGACTTCGAAGATGTGAGCGAGTATTTTTTGGATGCTGGATGTGAGAACAGGCTTGCCAGCAGGTTCATGAACTACTATGAGGGAACAGGTTGGATGACCAAGACCGGAAAGCCTATCACCAACTGGAAGTCCTTTGCTGATATGTGGATTGACAAGGAGCGGGAGAAGCAGCAGTACAGCGAACCAGAGTTTAATCGCCTGTAAAGGTTCTTTCCCCCTACAACCCTCTATCTCCAAAAGCCAGACTGTTATCCAGCAGAGCAGACCATAGGCGAGAACTGGCGTGAGGTTCAGGCTGGTGGATGGTCTGCGACTATTTCACGTGGATAATTGACTTTATTTTGTAGTCGGTTGAATATGTAGAAATGTTGCATTGACTATTCCTAGTAGAATACTATGAATTGATTAAAATATCATAGCACGTTACTGGAAATTAAATCGAGCAGGAACAGACCGAATCTGACGGTACGAGTTATTATACGAAATAATCTGTGATTATCGGGAGTAATTATATCTGTATACTATAATAAGTACTGTTATTATACGAAATAGGTATAACTAGCGAAAGAATAAATTATACGAAATTGGAACGAGAGATGATTTTTGGAGCGGTCGGATGACTTAGCGACTATCGCGCCTCTCTTTCTCTAAAAGGCAAACGACTATTTCACACAAAAAATACACGACTATTTGACGATGATTCGCTAGAAAACACTACGACTATTACTCTACGACTATCGGCTGGCTACTCATTACTATACTATATATAGGACTTTCAAAAGCTAGTTGTCTGACGACTTTACGACTATTCTACGACTATTTTATCGGAGAAACTACGACTATTGGCTACGACTATTTCAGAACCTGTTACGACTATTTCAGACGGAACGTTGCGACTATTGCTGACCTCTATTGGTTATCGGGCGAAAGCCCGAAAAGAGATGCTGCGGTAGCCGCCAATAGTTCCGCGCCGCCGTGCCAGGAAGAAAGCACAATGCCAGGATAACCCGGTGCCAGGCTAATTCCAGGCGTGGAAAGTATCGAGACCCCGCCGGGCTTGCATGGTCTGTGGTGTGCTGTACTGTCTGGCATGGATCCATAACAGGGGCGCACTGCTGCGCCCTTATATACATTATTATAATAGGGCGGCTGTGCTGCCTTGTGCAGCGTCCGGCGTGGCGCTGGTATCTGGGTATGCGCTGGAGACGCTACGGCGTTGTGATGTGCTCCAGCGTGTCGCAGGTGGTATTATAGCCGCTTGTGTCTGTCTGGTATTGTGGGCGGTTGAATTGGCATAATTGTAGGAAAAGCCACTGTAAAGACCTGTGCGCCGTTTTGCATCGTTGGCGGTATAATTTGCATTAACAGCACAAAACACGCTGTAAACGCTTGTATGTGGTTGTATTGCAGCAGGGCAAAATAAAAGCCCTGCACCTTCAGCAGATGCAAGGCAAAAGAAAAGCCCCGCCGGTGTGGGCGGGGTAAAATTATTATTCATGAATCAAACCGCCGTTTTGCTCTTTCATTTGTAAATACCACTCATCATAAGATACATAATATGAAACGGCAGGAAGGTCTTTTTTATTGTAACTTTCTAGCGTGTCGAACTTTTCAAAACGTGAAACGGGGCGGGGGCCGATATCATCACCCCAGTAAAAATATATTGCATTGCCGATTTTGACGGCTGCCCCAGTACCACGCCTAATAAGCTGTGCAAAAATCTTTTTTTCATCGGCTGACATTTTGCGAAAAAATTCGTTAAACCCTTCAATAACCTTCATTTCATGCGCCCCTTCCCTGTGAGTCTGTTGCTGTTAGTATATCATACTGCAAGCCCTAAAAACAGGACTTGCAAGAAATATTTTTGCCCTTTTGGGCTGGGGCGGGGTTGCTTTACGGTGCAGCCCCGCTAAAGTGTCCGATCGGCGTCACTTTGACGCCTTAAACAGCGCCGAGAAAAACCAAAAAACGAACAGGATACAAGAAAAAATCACTTGTCGCACCTCCATCAAACCACGCTAAAACGCTTGTATGTGGTGCGCTTGCTGCACTCTGCATAAATATCCGGGTGTGCTGCCTGTAAAAGCTTGCTATCAAGTCGGACGCTTTGCACATCCTTGTAAATGGCCTTTGCAGTGCCCTGCACCATTTCGGGTGCGCCGTGCATCATGTCAATAATTTCAGCCTTTACAGCATCGTTCATTGCTTCAAGCTCTTCTATTAACCGCTTGTTTTCCCTATACTCGTTTACTCTTTTTTCAAAATCAGACATTTTTTAGTCCTCCCTTATTAGCTATTGAGAAATGCGATCATAACGAGTGCACCACTGATCATGCCGCCCACATACCAGAGGGCTGCCCACTGGGTAAAGTCCAAAGTAATCATTTTGTTATACCTCCGTGTTTTTGCCATTGGGGTTAATCCAATCGTTCTTGATGTCGTACCGCTTGCAGTAGCGATAAAGGTTAATCAGCTGCACAAAGTCGCCAGCGCTGATATATGCTTCATTATCCGGTGCATCGAGGGAACAAATAAGGGTCGTTCCGTTATCCTCCCGCTGCACAAGTTCTAATTTTCTGCCGTTGTTCACTTCAAAAACAAGTTTGTTCATACGTTGCACACCTCCCGAACAAATTCCATCTGCAAGCTGTGCAGGTGCTCCGCTAGCTCCTCAGCGTTCCACAAGTCTTGGCGCATTTCCCGCGCCCGCTTTTCGTAGCGGCTGACCGTTTCACGGTCGGGCTTGATGTTTCCAAATGGGCGGTATCCGGTGCAGATTGCAACGCCTGAGGTGATCGGGTAAATATCCGCGTTCCATCCATACACGCCAGCGGTATATGCGGCGGGGTCGTCCATGCACAACATATTCTGCGCATCGCAATAGCTTATTTGAATAATGGTCGGATACTGGGATTTAATATCTCGCATGGTTCTTTTTGCTTTCATGGTTTTTGTCCTCCTGTTTTGTGGTGGTGTGTATCTCATTTCTGTGACATTATAATATCACACTTTTGAGACATTGTAAAGGCCATTTATGTTGCGTGTGCAACAAATGTATTCAGAAATGAGATATTTTTTTGAGCCGCTGCACCGTGTCCAAATCTGCACAGTTTCGGACACACTCCACGCCATCCAGCACACAGCCGCCGTCACGATTTGCCCAGCGTGGGCGGTCTGGTATCGTGTGCAGACCGGTGCAGCGTGTCCAGCGTCCGGGCGTGCGTGTCGTGCCTTGCGTGGTCTGCCCTGGTATTTGCCCGCCCTGGTATTTTGGCGCGGTCTGCCCTGCTGCCTGTACCGTGTAGCCGTTCCGGGTGCGCTGGGGGGGCTGTGGTCTCCACCGGCGGGGTATATAGCCGTCGCCCAGCCCCGCCCGGTCAGTCCCGTCACCACCGAAAAAAATAAAAAAGACCCACCCCACCCTCACAAAACGAAACCCATCCGATTGTGCAAGTCTCCAAAAATTCCAAAAAATACAAAAAGACCCCTTTCCCTGTCTAATCTGTGGTATACTTGACCGAAGGAAAGGGGAATCTCAAATGGATAATATAAGCGTCATTCTTATGCTTGCTGGATTTGTTCTTAGCTTTTGCTGTGCTATCAATGCAATCAGAGGAAAGCCAAACAAGAAAACATGGTATTGGATGACAGCGGCATACATTGGCTTTGGTGTATGTTATGCTGCATCTCAAAGGGATGCACGAAATATCGGCATCGCTTTCATGCTAATCTGCTTTTGCTATATCGTAAAAGTGGTATGGGGATTCTTAAAAGGTGCCATCAAACACGAAAAGTATCATTGCAAGAAAGATTTGCTCGTATTGATAGCCGTTTTCGTGCTGTTTATTGTTGGAATGATGCTCCCATACGATAAGACGGCAGCAGCTCAAAGAGCAGCAGAATCAGAAGCCAGAGAAATTGAAAAGGCTGCATCATCGGCAGCAGCGGCGAGCAGCAAAGCCGAAGCAGAACGGCAAAAGCAAGCCGAGAGTGAAGCAGCAGCCAGCAGGGATGCAGAATCTAAACGCCTTAAAGAAGAAGCAGAAAGCAAAGCAGCATCAGATTCTAAAAAAGCAGAAGAGGAACGCAACGCCGCTATTAGAGCAGAATCCGAAAAGCAATCGGCAAGTAGCAAGTCCTCTTCTAAGCCTAAAAAGTCTAGTTCCTCTGCTTCTGAGCAGGCTGTTACCGCTATCGATTTTAATGCTGTCTATAAGGAATATAAGTCGAATGAGGTAAGAGCGGAGGAAACATACGGGAATAAGAGATACCGTGTAACCGGCACTGTAAACGGATTGACCGACAGCGGATTAGGAAATCTCTTTGGAGGTACGACAGTCACTCTTGTCAGACAAGTCGGGAACACAACGGTCTATTTCTTCGCGTCTTTCTCCAAAGACCAAAAAGATGCTATTATGAAAATCAATACCGGCGATGAAATCACTTTTGTTGGTGAATATTCAAAAATGAGCTTTTATAGCTGTGAACTTGAAAGCTATACCAGAGATGGGAAAACGGTAAAAATCTATTAAACACAAAAAGCCAGCGGCTAGATGTTCTCTAACCACTGGCTTTTCTTATTGGCTGTTATACGCTTCTACGGATGCTTGCATAGAGCAGACGGAAGGTCTCACGGCCTTTCGGCGTTACTCTGGTCTGTACGCCACCGTGCTTGTTTTTCTGGTTGCAGTATTCCTTGACGGCAAAGAGACCGTCACCCTTGCCCGCTTTCGGCAGGATGCCCTTGCTCTTGTCACGGTAGATGTAACCGTCAGAAATGAGCATCTTGATGAACAAGCGTTCAGGGATGCGCAGTTCCTTTGCGGTAGAGCGGAAGTTGGTAGACACGTTCCATGCAACAAGGTCATCAAAGTAGTCTGCCTTAGGCTGCATCTCCTCGTTCTTCTCGCAGAGCTGCTTGTTCTGCGTCTGCAACGATACATTCTTTTCTTTTTCGGCCTTCATGTTCTGAATCAGCCCGATCACGAAGTCCGGGTTGGCAATAGCCGTCTCCAACAGGTTGTCGGTCATGTACATTCCATGCTTGCGGATGGACGGCAAGACTTCGTGAGTGACCCAATGCTTGAACCTCTGCGCGCTTTCCAGCTTGCTGCTGAAAATCAGACTGTATAGGCCGGATTCGTTGATGATGGTCGGATGCTGTTCTCTACCCATGGGGTCGCAAAACGCTACCCCATCTCCCTGACGCTTATCTTGCTCGTCAACGTGCTTTGCAAGAGCGTCTTTCGTGTTGACGTACCCAAGTGCTGCGGCAATGTCCTTGCCAACAAACCAAGGGTCATCGTCAATGAGCATGACGCGGATTTCGCCAAACTCGGCGTTGTTGAAGATTTTGATGTTCTCAGACAAAGAAAGTTGCATTAAAAAGCTCCTTTTCACTTGTGAGAGAAGCGATTTTCTGCTATAATAACGGCGAGAGAATGCTTCTCTCAGGGTTTACATGATACGTTCGCTTCTGTCGCCAAACTTCAGCGGACGTATCATTTTTCGTTTTCATTGGGCATCGGGTACTTTTCAAGGTAGGCATCGCGGACGGCCTGTGACAGTGACACGCGGCACTTCTTGCAGTGCTCCACCAGCAACTCATACTGACGATCAGTAAAGCCAACGGCTACCTGGTGGCGGTATGCTTCGATGTAGGGACTTCTTGCCATATTTTCATCTCCTTTCTTTGAGGTGCATTAAGTGTAATTGCAAAATGTAGTAAAGTCAAGCGGAAATAGACCAACGAAACACAACATTTAGTGCTCGTTCATCTTGACAAACTACTTTCTACGTTTTGCACAAAACTCAGCCCTTATTTTTAGACGTTCCCGCTTCGTACCCTGCCCGGTAGTTCAGTTCGGACAGCTTACCCAGCGCTTCTGCGTACTCCCTGTCCTCGCTGGTCGGCTCTTTGCCGTGTGCGAGGGTTTTCAGAAATTCTTCGGTTGTCGTGGGAAAGTTCATGTTTTTTGCTCCTTTCTATTGCAGAAGCGGTCTGCTTCTGCTATAATAATTGACAGAAACCGAGACTGCGCCCTTGGTTGCGCAGCTTCTGTTTTGTGGTGGAATAGGCCGTCAGTGCAACTTTGGTCGGTGGTGCTGACGGCCTATTTTTTTTATGCCACAAAGGATAAATCTACCGTTGTTGGTCGATTCATCATGTGTTCTGCTGTCTTAGATTATAGACGCTTGGTATATAGTTGTCAACAGCCCAATTTGTATAATTTGTACGTTAAAACACGTTTTAGTGTACATTTTTGATAGCGGTTTTGACACTTTAATGTGTTAGAATTGGGGCGGAAATTTATAGTAAAACTTGATAATACGATAATTATACAAGTTGTAAACTAACACAAAAAAGTGTTGATGAAAAAGTGACCCTATTGATAGTAAAACTGCAAAATTTCAAAAACGTCTTGACAAATGTCTCTCTTTTGAGATATAATAAGGCCAGAAAGAGAGGACATAAAAATGAACGCAAACAAAGCATTGAAAAGGATTCTTGAAAATTCCCCTCTTCGCGTTGGAGAATTAAATGAAAAGCTCAATTATGAGAGTAAACACGTCGCATCGACTGTTCTTGGTAGAAATAGGATTTCGTATGAAAACCTATTGAAGTTTTCGGATGTGTTAAAGTATGATGTTGTCTTAGTTCCAAGAGGTTCACGGACTTACCTTGATAATGAATATGTTCTTACAAATGAAGAAATGGATGCAAAGGCGCTAAAAAATACAAAGAAGATGTTTCCGAATGAAAGGAACAGTGATTCTGAATGATTTATGGTTATGCTCGTGTCAGTTCCGCTGGGCAGGCGATTGACGGCAACAGCCTTGAAGCCCAGTCTGAACTTTTGAAAGCCAACGGCGCACAGAAAATCTTTTCGGATGTTTACACCGGCACGAAGCTGCATCGACCTGAACTTGACAAGCTGATGGCTGAAATTCAGCCGGGGGATACGCTGATCGTGGCGAAACTTGACCGTATTGCTCGTTCTGCCAAGAATGGTCTTGAACTGATAGACCGATTCATTGATAAGGGCGTTTCGGTGAACATTCTGAATATGGGGGTTATGAATAACTCTTCTACTGGAAAAGTCATTAGGACTGTTATGCTTGCCTTTGCAGAGTTTGAACGTGACATGATTGTTGAGCGCACCAGAGAGGGCAAGAAGATTGCCAGCCAGCGTCCCGATTATAGGGAAGGCCGCAAGCCCACCGAGTACGACCGCAACCTCTTTGATATTCTGCATGAACAGGTGGAAAAGCGTCTGCTGACCGTCACCGACGCTGCCAAGCAGCTTGGCGTGACCCGCCAGACGTGGTATCGGATTGCTGAACAGAACAGGTGAAAGGAGTAAGAGTCTATGGATAAGTGGAACAACAGAAACTCGTATGACTGGCTTGCGGGGGCAGTCGTTGGACTGCTTACCGGGTTCTTCATCGTAGCTGTGGTTGCGAGGTGCGTTCTGTGATACTCAGCGATAACATGAAGCATCTGATCGACACGCTGAACACCTATGAACCAGACCTGCCGAATGGCTTCTATTCTGTAAAAGCCCTGCAAGACAAACTGGACTTCACGGCACAGTTCGTTCTTGAATCCCTTGCCAACGATGGGTTGATACGCTGGGGCGACACGCAGCACACAGCATTCTGGCTGTTGGAACGTGCAAGGAACTATAAGAAAATCCACAAGCTGGAAAAGATTGAACAGTGGAAAGAACGCGGGATAGGATTTGCTTGCGGCGTTCTTACAAGCGTTGTCGCAGGGTTGATTAGCATTGTACTAGCTGGCGTTTTCAGTTGACATTGTTCGCAACCCAGAATAAAACCGAACGAGAAAGGAAAAGTGACATGAAAACCGTAAAATTGTCAGAGCAGAGCTTGAAACTAATTGAAACGTTGTGCGATTACACCGACAAGCCCGATATCCTCAATGCCATCGCAGACGCCTTGTACTACGATGCGGATGAATTGAAGCGCAGGCTCAACCAGCTTGCAGAAGAAGTCAAATAAACCGCACATTCTATCCGTTAAAACGAATTTTAGCAAACAATCTTCCGAAACAGTATTATAAAAACCGAATATTTGATTTTTGTGCAGTTGTAGGCACTCTTTACATTTTCAGGTAGGGGGTGCCTATTTTTTTATGCAGCCAAAACAGTGCATTGCCATTATCGACAGCATCAAAGCGTATGCAAAGCAGAATCCGACAGAAGCACAGGTCTATGAGGACTGGTTTCAGGCGGTCGTGAACCTGAGAGATGCTTTGCCGCAGGACAAGCGGTTCGATGCCTACAAATACTCCGGCGAGCTGCGCTCTGTCTGCGCGGCCATGATGGGGAAGATGAAAACAGGCGAGGACGTGGCGAAGGTCTATGACATTATCAGCCGGACGTACCTATTTGAAGCGAAAGATGTGTTCGACAGTTATTGCATTTACCTTGAATGGAATCGTGCGCCGGAGAAGAAGTTCTATCAGCCGAGAAGAAAGGTGTTAAGAACCGTTGCGAACGCCCTGCAAGACCTTGCAGATGACAGGCTGGACTTGCTGGCAATCTCGATGCCCCCCGGCTGTGGTAAGACGGCTCTAGCTATTTTTTATCTGACATGGCTTGCGGGAAGAAACCCTGACGAACCGATGCTTACAGGTTCTCACTCGAACAGCTTTGTTCGTGGCGTTTATGACGAGTGCTTGCGTATATTCGACAAGGACGGAGAATATCTGTGGAATGATGTTTTCCCGGACGTTACTGTGTCGAACACCAATGCGAAGGACTGCCGCATTGACTTAGGCAAGAGAAAGCGTTTTGAAACGCTTGAATTTACGTCTATTGGCACTGGTAATGCTGGTTTGTACCGAGCATCTACGCTTCTCTACTGTGATGACCTTGTGTCCGGTATCGAAGTTGCACTTTCCAAACCCCGCCTTGATAAGCTGTGGGAAACGTACACTACCGACCTTAGACAGCGTAAAATCGGCAACAAGTGCAAGGAACTGCATATTGCTACACGCTGGTCTGTCCATGATGTTATCGGCAGATTGGAGCAAAACTACGGAGATTCCGACAGGAACAGATTCATTGTTATGCCAGCAATGGACGAGAAGGACGAATCGAACTTTGATTATGACTACGGCGTGGGATATAGCACAGAAACGCTCCGCAAGCAGCGTGAAGTCATGGATGAAATGAGCTGGAAAGCACTGTACATGAACCAGCCTGTTGAGCGTGAAGGTCTGCTGTTCCCTGCCGATGAACTGCGGTATTTCAACGGCGTTCTGCCTGATGGAGAGCCTGATCGTAAGCTCATGGTCATGGATATTGCATGGGGCGGCGGTGACTTCACGGCCTGTCCTATTGCCTATGTGTACGGAGATGCCGTGTTCATTCCTGACCTTGTGTTTAACAACGGCGATAAAACCGTGACCAGGCCGGAAGTCGTAGGAAAAATCATCCAGCACAAAATCAACGTGGTGCGTGGCGAAGCCAACAACGGCGGCGATGAATATTGTGACGTGGTGGACAGTCAGCTCCGGCAGCAGGGTTATCACTGCTCTGTCCGTAGCCAGCGTGCGCCAAGTGGCCAAAGCAAGCTGTCCAGAATCATCCAGTATGCGCCGGACATCAAACGGTTCTATTTCCTTGACGAGAAGCACCAGTCGAAAGAGTACAAGGCGTTCATGGAACAGGTCACGATGTTTACGCAGCTTGGCAAAGTTCCGCACGATGATGCACCGGACAGTCTGGCACAGCTTGCCGATGAATTGTACAACGGAATCAGTAAAATTGAGCCTGTCAAGAGGCCTTTTTGATTAAAAACACAATATATTGTGTTCGCTGGGTCTATTTATTTGATTTCACCACTTGACAAGGCTTATAATGTACGCAGGAAGTTTTGCAGCTTCCCTTAAAGGAATAGCTTGCACGCGGGGTTTTGTCATTTTACTCGCGTGCGTGTCAACAAGCATATTCCTCCTTTCACCGGTGGAGGTTTTCTCACTCTTTCGCCTTCACCGGGCTTTATATGTTGCGTTTCCAATTGTTTGGGGAATGCCAGTCTGTCTCCCCCATGGCTGGCAAGCAACGGTTCGATTCCGTTACGCAGCACAACCAACTACCTAGCTTTGCATGGCTTTATTCTCCAAAACCTCCATCGCTATTCCCGGCTCTCAATGTAATGTTTAGGCATGGCATTGCAAAGAGCAGCAGTTAACCAATCAAGCCGGGTTTCTATGTTGCATTAGCTCAGTCAGGCTAGAGCATCCGGCTCATAACCGGACATACATTGGTTCAAATCCATTATGCAGCACCAAAATTGCAGCTTACCCGTTTTACGTCTGTCGAACAACTGAATGTAAAGGCTGCAATGGTTTTCTTCGGGCGAAGAATAGCACGGCTGGAAGTGCGAACAGTTTCCCAGTAGCTTCTGACAGGTCTGTGCTCAACAGCCTGTTTCCATAAATCCAACGAAAGGAGCACAGATGGTAGCAAAAGTAAGATGCAAGCACCCTCGAAAAGACGCAAACGGCAATCCGTGTGATTGCGGACGTTATCTTGGCGAAGTGGAAGGTAAGTTCTCCCTTCTGTGCCCTCTTTGCCATTGGATTACAATTGGAGATTCCAACCTTCCAAAAGATACATGGGTCTCCGTGCCAAAGTTTAAGAACTGAATAGCTTTTGAAGCGCAGTTGTAAGCGTAGCGAGATAGACCTTAACAGGTTTGTCTTGCTGCGCTTTTTATTTTGCCGGAAAGGAGGAACGCATGGCTGAGTATCAGATAGTTGTTGACGGCTTTTTAAATAATCCACTGACCGGGCGTAGACCGATTGAAACGCCGGAGACGGAAATCAATCGGGCGAACGTGCTGAAAGTGGTCATGGGCAAGGCGGAGCCTATTCATCTGCTGAACAAGAACGAAATTCGCTTTTTGCACAACTACTACTTGGGTAGTCAGCCTGTCCTCCACCGCACGAAGGAATACCACGCTGAAATCACCAATCGCATTGTAGAGAACCATGCCAACGAGTGCGTGGGCTTCTACACAGGCTACATGAGCGGCACTCCTTGCTCTTATGTGCGGTCTGAAACGGCAACTGGTGACGGTGAGGAAATCGCCCGCCTTTCCAACGCCTTGCAGTATGAGGGCAAGGATGCGCTTGATCGGCGGCTCTGGCAGTGGATGTTGGAGTGCGGGCAGGGATACCGCATTGTTCTCCCTGACAAGGGGTACAACGGCAACTACCCGGACGAAACGCCCCTGCTGGTGGACGTTCCAGACCCAGATATGGCGTATGTGATTTACAACTCCGGCATCGGCCACAAGCCCATCGCCAACGTGCTGCACATCCCACGCAATTATCAGAACGAACTGAACGACCTGATTTGCGTGTATACGCCAAACCAGTACTTTGAAATCGACAACGGCAAGGTCACAAAAACAGAAAACCATTCTCTCGGAATGCTGCCGATGGTCGAATACAAGCTGAACCCGGAGCGGATGGGTCTGTTTGAACCGGCTATCCCTGTGTTGGATGCCATCAACGACCTTGAAAGCAACCGTTTGGACGGTGTGGCACAGTTCATCCAGTCCATCATGGTGTTTACCAACTGCCTTGTTGACGAGGATGCGTTAAACAAGGTGAAGGAATTGGGCGCAATGTGCCTGAAATCCACCGCTGGTCTGCCCTCTTCTGTTTCTCAGATTGCAAATGAGCTTGACCAGCAGCAGAGCCAGACCTTGCTTGATTCCATGTTGAACGTGTATCGCAGTCTGACTGCTATGCCTAGTGCCACTGGCAGCGAGAACTCAACGTCTGACAACGTGGGTGCGGTCATCGTCCGTAATGGTTGGAATCACACAGAAGCAAGGGCACAGCAGTACGAGAATATGTTCAAGTATGCTGAACGTCAGAGCCTGTCTGTGATGCTGAAAATCCTGCGTGACACGGCTGGTTCTAAGCTGATGGCAAGTGACATCAACATCAAACTGCCACGCCGTCAGTACGATAACCAGCAGAGCAAGGTTCAGATTTTCGCACAGATGATTCAGCAGCCGATTGACCCGCAGTTGGCGTTCACCACGCCCGGTCTGTTCCCTGACCCGCAGGCTGCTTATGAAATGAGCAAGCCCTTCCTGATTGCTTCCGGCAAGCTGGGCAAGGATGGAAAAGCACCGAATCCACAGGAACAGCCTAAACAGGATGCTACCGACACAAATGTCAGGAACATGGAACAAGAAACAGGTGGTGTCGAAAATGAGCCTAAATAAGTATACCTACGCAGATATCAATAACGCTATAAAGCTTCTTTCTGAAATGCGCGATAACTGCATTAAGAAAGACGATGACAAGTACGATGACCCAAAGCGAGCTGAAAAGTATGACGCGCTGAACCTCGCTTTGTACGCCATCAATATTATTCCTTTATTGTGAAGTAAAGGCCGTTGCCTTTGCCATATAAACACGGCAGGGAAGCCGGGATACAAATTTCGCAGCGTTGCAGGGAAGCAACGGTAAAAAAACGCAGGAGGAAATTAACGATATGAAACTCAATGTGTTGCTTGGTGATGCCTACAAAGAGGGCATGACCGCCGATGAAATCATTTCTGCGCTTGAAAAGGTTGCAGACCCTAGCGCAGAGGTTGAGAAGCTGCGCAACGCCGTGACAAAAGCTAACGGCGAAGCTGCCGAGTACAAGAAGCAGCTCAAGGCAAAGCGTACCGATGACGAGAACGCCGCACAGGAACAGGCTGACAAGCTGGCAGAGATGCAGAAGCAGATTGAAGCCCTGACTGCCGACAAGGAGAACCTCGTCAAGGAAAAGACCCTTGCATCTTACCGTGAGAGGTTCGTTGCACAGGGTTATGACGCTGAACTCGCCAACAAGGCTGCATCTGCACTGGCTGACGGTGACATGGATAAGGTATTTAAGTTCCAGTCGGAGTTTATGACCGCCCACGACACCGCATACAAGGCTTCTCTGCTAAAGGATATGCCCACGCCTCCGGGTGCGGATGGCAATGGTGACGGCGCAGATAGCGCAGGCGTTTCCTTTGCTAAACGCTTTGCGAAGGAGCGCGTAGACGCAAACAAGGCATCGAGTGACGCAATGACCGCTTTCCATTAAGGAGGAAAACATGAAGTACACCAATACTCCGGTATCGGCTCCTGAAAGCACTATTCTGGCTGCTGATACCTACGTTGCCATTCCCTTTACCGTCAAGGAGACCAATGCTGTTCCGGCTGGCTATCCTATGGCAAAGACTGGCCTGAAAGCTGCTGCCACCACTGGCACCAGCGCTACCGATGCGGCTACCGATGCCATTGGCATTCTGCTGCACACCGTTGACCCTGCCGTCAACCCCAATGGCGCACTGCTGATTCAGGGCGTTATTGATGTGGACAAGGCAAAGCTGTCCGGCTTTACCTATTCTGCAAACGATATTGCCGCTCTGAAAAAGGCTGTTCCCGCCGTTTTCTGCCGTACCGATGTTGGCGCAAAGAGCGAGTAAGGAGGACTAAATTATGGCACTGAATCTGAATGAAATCTTCTCCCCTGCTGCGATTGCCGCCTACTGGACGAATGACCCGACCAATGCGCAGCCCTATGCTTCTGATGCTCTGTTCCCTGCCCGTAAGAAGGTCAGCATGGAACTGAAGTGGCTTCGCGGTCACAAGGGCGTTGGCGTTTCGCTGAAGCCTAGCGTATTTGACACTAAGGCTACGTTCCGTACCCGTAAAGGTATTCAGGTGACGGAGACCAATATGCCCTTCTTCCGTGAGGGTGTGCATATCGACGAGAGCGACCGCCGCAAGATCATTTCTGTTTTGGCTACCAATCAGGAGTTTGCGGCAGATGTTATCAATCGTGTCTACGATGATACTGCACAGCTTATCACTGGTGCTCGCATCGTTCCTGAGCGCATGGTATGGCAGCTTCTGGCTCCCAAGACTGGCAAGCCCGGCATTTCTATTGAATCTAACGGCGTGAGCTACGTCTATGATTATGACCCGGATGGCACTTGGCAGCAGTCCAATTACAAGGCTCTGACTACCAAGGAGAAGTGGGATGCTCCTACCACTGCAACCCCCATCGCCACGATGACTACTGCCGCAAACACTGTTCTTGCGAACACTGGCGAAGTCATTACCGAAGCCTACATGAATACGAACACCTTCCACAAGATGATTGCTGCGGAAGAGGTCAAAAACCGTTTCCTGACGGTTATGAAAACCACCACCGCCGTTCTTATCGATTCTGAGGCACGTTCTGTTGTCGAAAGCGCATCCGGCATCCGCATCCATCTGTACGACAAGATGTTCAAGCCGGAAGAAACCGCAGCTGCGGAGAAGTATCTGCCTGATGGCTATGTTGTGCTGGCTCCTTCTGGTTCTCTGGGCAATATGTACTACGTTGCGACCCCGGAAGAGGTTGACCTGATGGCTGGCATTTCCAACGCACAGGTCTCCGTTGTGAACACCGGCGTTGCCATTACTACGAAGCAGGAAGCCCATCCTGTCAGCACTGACATTATTGCTTCCGAAATCGTCCTGCCGTCCTTTGAGCGCATGGACGCTGTGTACTGCATCAAGGCTTACTAAGGCGAAAGGAGGAAAGCAGCATGGGAGACCAGTATTCCGAAGCGGCAGTCAAGCTGGGACAATACATCGCCCCTGCACTTGACCGTGAAATCACGGACGAGGACTACCCACTCTTCGACCTGCTGCTTGATTTTGCCAAAGACAAGATATTTGCACAGGGCTACCCCTTCGGTAGCAGACCGGACGAGTTGCCCTTGCAGTATCAGTCGTTGCAGATACGCATTGCAGCGGAACTGTACAACCACATTGGCGCAAACGGACAGACGAGCTATACCAACAATGGCATTACTCGTGTGTGGGAAAGCTCCGATGTGGCGCAGTCCCTGTTGAATGAAGTAATTCCGAGAGTAGGTGTTATCGGCTGATGTTCAATGGAAGCCCGCTGGATAAGCGCCCGCTGTGGTATTCAAACCCTGTTGGCGAGAAAACGCCTGTTGTGGACGAGTGGGGAAACGAGACTGGCGAATCCGCATACGAATCGTGGAGCGACCCCGCAAAGCTGATGCTGAACGTCAGCCCCCCTACTGGTTCTGCGGAAGCAAACCCTTTCGGCGCGTTCACGGATTACAGCTACATTGTCAGCTCGTCTAGCAGGAAGCACAACACACCGCTTTATGAAGGCACACACGTCCAGTTTCAGACAGACGTTTCCAAGCCCTTCAATTACATCGTGGCCAAGGTCGCAGAGCATATTACCGACACGAAGTATGCGCTGAAAGAGGTGGCTGCAAGTGAAAATTAAAGTGAGGTTGAGCGATGCCGGACTTAAACAGGCTGAGGAAGATATTCGCAAATACAAGACCACCCTGAACCAAAAAGCACAATTGTTTGCAAGAGCGCTTGCCGATAAAGGTCTTGCTGTTGCAACAATCCGTTTTGCCAATGCCCAATATGCTGGCAAAAACGATGTTAAGTGCGAAGTTAGCCAAAATGGCACTTCTTGCACCATCCTAGCGGAGGGGCAGGCGGTTGCTCACATTGAGTTCGGCACAGGTGTTATACATCAGGGCTGGGGCGCTGCCGGAACAGTCGGCCCGCTCCCTTTGCCTGATAACATTGGTGAACATGGCACATACGGCAAAGAAAACGGCAAGCACAAGCGCTGGTACTACTACGGTGAATCTGGCAATGCCGGTACGCCTGTCAAGGAAGTAGACGGCAAGGGTCAGCTGAACTACACCAGTGGTAATGATGCAGCTATGGCTATGTGGGGAGCTGTTGAGGAAATGGCTTCTCAGGTCGAAGCAACGTGGAGGGAGGTTTGGAATAGTTGATTGATTATTTCAACTCTATCTACACGGCTGTTGCCAAGGAACTGCGAAAGCAAGTGCCCGGTATCTTAGTCACTAGCGAAATTGATGACCGACCTGTTAAGAGGTTTCCGTGTGTGCAGATAGAGGAAAACAACAATTTGCCTGTACATATTGATTCTGCTGGTCACAGCAAGTACGCTGCTGTTTCCCTGCGCGTGCGGGTCTACTCCAATAAGAACACCGGACGCATTGCAGAAGCACGTTCCATCGTTGGAATCGTGGATTCTGTTCTTGAACCGCTTAAATTTTATCGCAAATCGTTTGCCCCGTTGAATGGGCTGTACAACAATTCCGTCTATCGGATTGATTGCAGCTACGGGGCAACAATCGGAGAGGACGGAATGATTTACCGAAACTAAGGAGGTAAACATTCTATGAGTACTGCTATCTCCGGTCTGAACACTACCCTTTACTGTGGCGAAAGCGCAACCACTTTGACGAAGCTGTGCGACATCAAGGATGTGCCCGACCTGATCTCCGACCCGAACCTTCTGGATGCAACCACCCTGTCTGATGGTATGCAGAAGCAGATTTTTGGCATCGTTCAGGCTGACACCAAAGCCTTTACCGCCAACTACAACAAGGCCGACTACGCCGCCGTCAAGGCTGCTGGTTATGACGATACCTCTGAGAGCAACGTGGACAAGTACTACGCCCTGAAGATGCAGGACGGCTCCGGCTTCACTTGGCAGGGTATGCATCAGGTCGGTCTGTCCGGCTTTGGCGTGGATGAGGTCGTGGAAATGACCATCAATTGCATCTTCCACTCTACCCCGAAGTTCAGCGAGAGCCTAACCATTAATGGCGGCTAATCTGCACAAATCGAATCAATCAAACCGAGCAGAACTAAACAACGGATTTGGTTCTGCTCCTATTTATAAAGGAGAGCATTTATATGGCTGCAAAGGTTATCAATTTTCATTCCCCCGATGGCAAGAACACTTATGAGCTGACTTTCACCCGTGAGAGCGCCGAAGCCACTGAGCGCAACGGCTTCCAGATTTACGAGTTCTCCAACGGCATCAACCCTATCAAGAACACTTCTGCCCTGTTCTACGGCGCGTTCATTGCCCGCAACAAGGGCATCAACCGAAAGACGGTCGATGATATGCTTGTGCACACCGAAAACAAGGAAGGTCTGATAGCTGCCCTGATGGAGATGTACGCGAATTCTATCAAGGCGCTGATCGCTACCGATGAAGAGGACAAGACCGCAAAAAACGCAACGTGGGAGATTGTGTAACCTCACAGTCTCAAGAACCGGACAGCAATACAGAGCCATTCTCTGTATCTAAGCTGTTCCATGATGTAGAAGCCTATTACATTTCCATTGGCATGACCTATGACCAGTTTTGGCGTGATGACGTCTGGCTGGCAAAGGTTTACCGGGACGCGGAAGAACTACGCGCCCGCAGAGCCAATGTTGAAGCGTGGAGAAATGGTTTCTATACGGCATCTGCGCTTTCCTCTACGGTTGGCAATATGTTCCGCAAGAAAGGGTCTAGTCCCATCAAGTACATGGATAGACCGATTCCTCTTACCCAGAAAGAGCAGGACGAATACGAATACCAACGCGCACTGGAAGCGCAGGAACGCATCAAGAGGGCGATGTTCTCTATGATGAATCAGAAGGACGGTGGTAGCAATGGCTGATGTTGATATTACAAGCTTATCCGTAGAAATTTCTGCGGAATCTCAGGGCGCAGAGCTTAGCATTGACAAACTTACCACTGCTATTTCCAAACTGCGCACAAAAGGTAGCATTGGCAAGGTATGTTCTAGCCTTGACACTTTAACAAAGTCTATCTCTGCGTTGAAGTCCGCTTCGTCTGGTATGGACGGACTTAGTAGAATCAATGATTTTATGGACAGGATTTCCAACGTGAACCTGTCTGAAAGCGCAAAAGGCATCCGTTCTGTTGCCAGTGCATTAACTAGAATTTCTTCAGTCGATTTGAAAGGCATTGACTTTTCTGGACTGAAAGGCAAAATGAATAGCCTACAAAACGGCTTATCCCCGCTTTCCAAAGTTGATGCGTCTGGCCTTAGAAGTGTAAGCAGCGCCCTTAATTCCATTGCAAAAATTCCAGATTTTAGTAGCAAACTGAATTCAAAGACACTGGATGATTTTGCCACTTCTTGCAAGAAAATCACAGATGCCCTTGACCCGCTTGCTTCCAAAATCGAAACAGTAGGAAATTCGTTTGCGAAGTTACCTACCAACATCCAAAAGGTCATTGCGGCAACGGACGGTGCTACAAAATCAAGCAGTAAATCTGCAAAAAGCTATTTGAGCCTTTCCAACCAGCTGAATGGTTTCATTCGGTCTGCGGCAAAGCTGGTCTCGCTGAAAGCCATTGCCACCTATCTTGGCAACGCAGCGGAGAAGTTCAATAGCTACTATGAAGCTGCAAACCTGTTTGGCGTGTCTATGAAGGGGCTGACCGGCGAAGCAAACACGTTCATCAACAAGATGGAGACCCTGCTTGGCATCGACCCCACCGAAGCCATGAACAACATGGCAACGATTCAGAGCCTGACCACTTCGTTTGGTCTGGCTAGCGACAAAGCGTATGTGCTGTCCAAGAACCTGACGCAGCTTGGCTACGACCTCGCTTCTTTGAAAAATATCCCTGTTGCGGAATCCTTTACGAAGATTCAGGCGGCTATTTCCGGCGAACTTGAACCGATTCGCCGTCTGGGTGTCGATATTTCTAACGCACGGTTGCAACAGGAGCTGCTTAATCTTGGCTATTCGCAGAGCGTTTCCACCCTGTCTCAGGCCGATAAGGCTGTTCTGCGGTACATTGCCATCATGAAGCAAACCACCGATGCGCAGGGAGACTTCGCCCGCACTTTGTCTAGCCCTGCAAACATGATTCGTATTTTGCAGGCACAGCTGAACAGTCTGGCTCGCGCCGTTGGTTCTTTGCTTTACCCTGCCCTGAAATCCATCCTTCCCCCGCTGATCGCTGCCGTTGAACTGGTCAAAGAGCTTGTGACGGGCATTGCATCGTTAATGGGCGTCAAGGTAGAATTCCCAGACTTTAGCAGCGCAAGCGATGCTGTTGGTGGCGTCACGGATGCGATGGACAATACCACCAAAGCGACCGGCAAGGCTGCAAAGGCGTTCAAGAACTACATCATGGGCTTTGATGAACTAAACGTCATCCAGAAGGACAATGGTTCTTCCGGTGGTTCCGGTTCTGGTTCTGGTGCTGCTGGCAACATCTTAGGCGATGTAGATCTGTCCGGCTACGATATGTTCAAGCGGTACAACGAAGAGTTTGTAAAGCAGATTGATAGCATCAAGGAAAAAATCAGAGGGATGCTTCCGATTATCGGCGCCGTTACCGCAGCGCTTGCTTTGTGGAAGCTGACCACTTTTATTGCAGACCTTGTTGACGCAATCAAAAAAATCGGCATTTTGAAAGGCATGGTCGCCGGTGGCATTCTGATAGGCCTTGGATTTTTCCTGATGTTTGATGGTATCAAGAAAGCTATTCAGGACAAGCTTAACGCTATCAATTTTGCGGAAATCCTTGTAGGTGCTATTACGTTTGTTGGCGGCGCAGCATTGCTTGGCTCAAAAATCGCAGAGTTTATCACGACTTCCTTTGCAGATAGTGCCGTTGCAAAAGCTATTACTGCCGCAGGCGGCAAAATGGGCGGTGCGTTAGTTGGCGCGGTTGTTGCTGGTGTTGTAGCTGGCGTTGCAATGTTTGTGACCGGCGTTTATGATGCTTTAACAAACGGCTTGAATATTTTGAACGGTTTGCTGATTCCTGCTGGTTCTACGATGGCTGGTGCTGCTGTTGGCGCAATTATAGGCTCTCTCGGAGGCCCGATTACTGCTGGAATCGGTGCAATCATCGGTTTAATTGTGGGCGGTCTGACTGATGCTGGGATTGCCATTTACCAGAACTGGGATAAAATCACGGTCGCTCTTGACAAAGCAAGTGCCGACTTAAAGCAATGGTTTGTTGGAGTAGGCGTCTGGTGGGACAAAAAATGGCAAGGCTTTAAGACAAACTGGGATAAGTCTTGGAACAGCCTTGTCGACACTCTGAAAGAACTGCCGCAAAAGTTCCTTAACTACGGCAAGAACATCGTTCAGGGCTTGATTGATGGCATCAACAAGGGCATCGAAAGTGCTAAAAAGTCTGTCGGCGGTCTTGCAAAAGCCATTCTTGATAAGTTCACGACAGACACCGGCATCAACTCCCCTTCCAAAGTTTTCAAGGGCTACGGTGGTTATATCGTAGAAGGTCTCGCCAACGGCATCTCCGCTGCCAAAGACCTTGCGGTGAACGCCATCCAGTCCGTGTCTGACGCGGTAAAGGCCATCGGCTCTCAGCTGGCAGATGAGAACTACGGATTGGGCAATGGCTCTATCAGCCTGTCCATTGACGCAAGCGGCAAGTCCATGATGGAAACAGCAAACGCGCTGAAACGTTCTGTGCGCACCACCAATGATAGTTTTGGTGGCTGGTTTAAGAAGATGAAAACCGACTTGGGCGATTTCACGGAGGGCATCAACGCGGTTACTAAGGCGGGCAAAGACATTTCCAATGGATTCAAATCCTCCATTGACGCGCTTACCGCTGCATCGAAGTCTATCCTGAACACGCATGATGGCTTTGTGAGCGCGGTCTCTGATATACGGTCTTTTGTGAAAAAGAGCGTTGCAGAGATTGAAAACGAGTACCAGTATAACGGCTTCTTTGGTGCCGCCGGTCTTGCCATCCAAAAGGCGTTTGAGGGCGTGTACCTTGTTTTTGACAAGGTTTCCACTGCTATCAAGAACGTGTCCGACACCATTGACAGCGTGAAGAACGTTATTACCACCTTTAATAACCTGAAAACCAAAGTTGGTGAGGTTATCGACCAAGTTCCCGCCTTGAAACAGGCGTATGGTGGGCTGAAATCCTTCTTCAGCGATTTGTTTGACAAAGACAGTGGAATCGGGAAATTTTTCTCTGACAGTTGGGATTCCATCTTGAAAGGCACAAAAGGCTTTTTGAACCAGCTTGGAATTGACTTTTCTGACGCTTGGGAATCTCTCGGCATCAAAAAAGGCGTAAAGACCCTTACGGACTTTATCTTTAAAGCTTTCGACACAAATTGGGGAGACATCCTTAAATCTGGTCTGAATTTTCTTAAACAGTTTGGCTCCAACTTAGGTATCGGCTCTGGAAATGGCTCTGGTGGCAGTTCTGGTTCTGGTAGTGGTTCTAGCTCGGGTGGGGACGCTTTGAAGTGGGGTAAGACCTTGCTCAACGAAGGAATAGCAATATTCAAAGCGTTCACCGGTGACATTCCGGGTGCGATTCTTTCCACTCTTGGTGCCGTTGGCAACGTTGCTGGCGATATTTTCGGATGGGTCGGAGATGCTGTCGGCGGTGCCGTTAGCTGGGTCGGCGATGCCATAGGCGGCGTAGTTGATTTTGTTAAAGGCATTTTCGGCTTTGCAAGCGGTGGTTTCCCCGATGCCGGGCAGCTGTTCATCGCCCGAGAAGCCGGTGCAGAGATGGTCGGTTCTATGGGCGGGCACACGGCAGTTGCCAACAATGACCAAATCGTTGAGGGCATCCGCGAAGGTGTTGAAGCTGCAATGGAGCGTCAGAACCAGCTTCTGCGCCGTCAGAACGAGCTGTTGCAGGCTCTGCTTGAGAAGGAAGGGAGCGCAGAGGTCAACGTGTCCAGCTTCTATCAGGCAGTGAACAGAACGAACCAGCGCAACGGCAAAACAATTATCCCGGTAGGTACTTAAAGGAGGGGCATTTATGGAACTTGACCAGTACAATCCGATTCGGAGCGTGGATGGGCAGTATCTTAAATGCCCCTCTTCTTATCAGTGGCGGTTACAGGACATTTCAGCATCCGATGCCGGACGCACAGAGGATAACAAGATGGACAAGAAACGTCTTGGACAGTGCGTCAAGCTGGAACTGGAATGGAAGTACACCACCATTCAAGAAGCCGCTGTTATTCTGAAAGCGTTCAACCCGGAATACATCAACGTCACCTACCTTGACGCAATGGCTGGCGATTGGAAAACCAGCGAGTTCTACGTTGGTGACCGTGCTGTTCCTATGTACAATTCGCGGATGAATCGCTGGGAAGGGATATCTTTTAACATTATCGAAAGGGCTGCACACTGATGGTCAATGTATCGCAAGATATCATAAAATCCTTCAACGAGGGCAACAAACAGACTGCTCTTATTGAGGTTACTGCTGGCAGCAAGACGTTCACCATCACCGATGCAGATATCATTCAGGGCGGGTTGAAGATTGACCGGTACTGCGTGACAAACAGCAAAATCGAGATCGGCTCTGCGGTTGCGTCTGAACTGTCCTTGAAGTTGCGAAACTACGATGGCAGGTTCAACGATGTTTCCTTCGAGGGCGCTGTCCTGAACGTTAAAATCGGCATCAAACTGTCCAGCGTCCTTGAGGGCGCAATGCTTGGCAAGGGCATTCTTGGACGTATGATTCTTGGCTCTGCATCTTCCGATCAAGACGTTGCGTATGTTCCCTGTGGTTTGTTCATTGTAGACACGCCACCCAGAAAGCTAAGCACTATAAGCATCTCTGCATTGGACTACATGGTCTTGTTTGACCGTGAAGTGAACGTTTCCGCGCTCTCCTTTCCTATCCATGTTGACGCACTTATTCAGAAAATCTGCTCCATCTGCAATGTCACGCTTGCAACAGACGTTTCGGCGCTGCCAAACCACTATTTCAGCATCGGCGGTCTGCCGGATACTAACCAGAAACTGACATACCGGCAGCTCTTGCAATGGTGTGCGCAGCTTACCGGCACTTGCGCGTTCATGGATGGCAGCGGACGGCTTGTGCTGAAATGGTATGAGCAGACTGGCGTGACCATTACCGCAAGTGAGCGTTATTCCAGCGATATGTTGGAGAACGACATCACCGTTACCGGCTTCACCTGTGACGATGGCAAGGGCAACACATACCTGTCCGGCACAGCAGATTACACGCTTGATCTAAGTGATTGCGGTTTCCTGACCAACGCCTACGAGGGCGTTTTGAAGGAACTGCAAGCTGCACGCGGCGGGTTTGCCTACCGCCCATACAGCGCCACTATCAAGTCTGCGCCGTATTTGTTCCCGCTTGACATGATACGCTACAAGGACAAAGACGGCGTTGTGCATGATACTATTGTCACCAACGTTACGCTTGCTTTGAACTGCAACACAGCAATTTCCGGCGCTGGCGAAACGGTCACAAGTTCTTCTTACGCGCAGTCTACAAGCGGCGTTACAAGCCAACAGGCGGCAACGGACAGGGCAAACCTCGAAAAGATAAATCAGACCGCTACACAGACGAACCAGACCAAGAACGACTTGACGCAGTTCAAGACGCAATATTCTTCTGATTTCGAAAAGACGCAAGCTGCAATTGAATCCCGCGTCACAAAGGAAACGTACCAAACTGACATGGCTGGCGTTTCTACGCGTATCGGTGCAGCGGAAACAAAGATTTCTCAGAACGCTGATGCTATTACTTTGCGCGCAACAAAAGAAGAGCTTGCGACCGCAAAGTCTGACGCAATTGACAGCGCCGCTGCGGATGCCACAAGCAAAGCAACAGCAGCCGAAAGCAATGCAAAGTCTTACGCGGACGCGCAACTGAAAGTTACCAACGAAAAGATTGAAACAAAGGTTTCCAAAGGCGATATCGCTTCCACGATAAATCAGACTGCACAGTCTGTGCAAATCGAAGCGTCCAAAATCAACCTGAAGGGCGCGGTAACGACTGAGGACATTTCCGCTGATGGTCTGAATGCAAAGGTCATTCAAGCCGGAACGATTACCGCAACGGAAATCAAAGCGGATACGATCACAGCGGGAAATCTTGCTTATGGACAAATTATGGTTAAAATTTGGGAAAATGCAAGTCCTAATTCAGAGTTTAATGCTCAAACAATCAAACTTGATTCCAAAGCTTGGTCTCAAATTATGTTTATCTTTGTTGGTGCAAAATCAGAAATCGGCGCTACAACTGGTTCCGAAATTAAAATGCCTTACGTTACATCCATAATTCCCTGCCCCTACACAGAAGATTCAACTTCAAATGATGCACTTTATAGCGTTTCTATTGTTGGCCCTGTAAGTCCTGTTGGAATTATAACTTATCCAAATACAACCCCTTTTATTGCAAGAAGGAATTTTACGGCTTGGAATTTTTTAGGCAAAGAGCTTTGGTTTGAATTTCGGGATGCTTCTCTTCTTTTGGCTAATATGTCAACCAGTAGTATTCTCGATATTTCAAGCGGCAAAAAATATGGCAACCGTCTTGTTAATGAGTATATGATTCCAATTGCAGCTTATGGTATTAAATGAGGTGACGTTTTATGATTGCACTAAACGTTGACAAAAAAACAAACCGTGTTCTTAGTGCTTCGCTTCTCTTTAACGGTGCGTCCATGCCGGGAAGCGTAGAGGTTGAAGCGCTACCGGATGGAAACCTTTACGATTATCTGTATGTTAACGGAGAGTTCGTCTACTCCCCGATTGAAAAACAAGAAGAGGAGGTAACTTATCAATGAGCTATCAAAAGCAGAACTTTGCAAACGGTGAAGTGCTTTCCGCTTCGCAGCTGAACCACATCGAGGACGGAATTGTTGACCTTGAATCTGCTGTCAATGAAAACAAAGGCGTTGTCGATAACATCATCGACCCCACTCTCTCCCTCTCCGGCAAGGCGGCGGATGCAAAGGCTGTCGGTGATGCGGTTCAGGGCGTAAGGGATGACCTTGCATCGGAGATTTCCCGCGCGGAAACAGCGGAAAAGGCCAATGCTGACAACATCGCGGCTGAGGCCGAGCGCGCACAAGCCGCCGAAAACGCCCTATCCACTAAAATCACGGAGGAAACGGAGCGGGCAAAGGCGGCTGAACAGGCGAACGCGGACGGGATTGCCGCTGAAGCATCCCGCGCTAAGGGCGAGGAGCAGCGCTTGGACACTGCCATAACTGCCGAAACCACCCGCGCGGAACAGGCAGAGCAGGCGCTGGATACGCGCACCGCAGCCCTCGAATCCTGCGGATTTGTCGTGGTTGACGGCAAAGTCTGCATGAAATATGTTAAATCCTGAAAGGAGCAAAACACATGGCTGAAACTATGGTAACCGATCCGGTCTATCTGGATCAGACCGCAAAAGACAACGGCAAAAAGCTTGACCAGATGACCGCCGCCCTGCTGGGTATGTCCAGCTCGCTGGGCGTGATCGCGCGCGCACAGACAGGCGTGGTGGAGGAGATGGACTATAACGGCATCAAGGCCGTGGTGGCTGCCGGTAACGCACCGGCGGGTTTTTCCGGGGGCACGCAGCTGGTCAACACCTACACCGGCAAGGACGGCAAAGTCTACGACTGCCCGTGGGACGTGGTAAAAGCGGATGATATCGCCGAGGGCGAGACCGGCACCACCGCACCCGCAATGGTACTGCAGATGCACTACGCGTCTCTGGAAGATATCCAGTTTTCTGCATATCAGGCCTTCTACGTTGTGCCGGAGGCCGGTCTGGTGGCTGGCACCTACAACATCATTTTTGATTTTACCTATGGCACAAACGTCATAAACGGCGGTGCCTATAATTTTACCTTGACCAAAAATGCCCCCGCAGGTGCACGCATGACCGGCTTCTATAACGCACCGGACGTTGCACCTGCCAATTGGAAGGTTTACGTCTACAAGGATCAGTATAAGTCCGAGCTGCTGGAGACCTGCAACGTCTCTGCTGGCGTCGATGGCATAAATCTTGGTTCCTTCCTTGCAAAGCCCAACGGCAAACTGAACGGCTTGCATTCGGTTGCCTACGGCGATAACCGGTGGTATAAGTCCGCATACCGCCAGTACCTCAACAGCGATGCACCCGCTGGTGCGTGGTGGCAGCCGCAAGATGAATGGGACATGAAGCCCAATCAGGCGGACACCGTGCCCGGCTTCCTTGCTGGCTTCTCGGATGACTTCAAGAACGCGCTGACCCGCGTGAAGGTCGTGACCTACGGCAACACCGTCACCGATGACGGCAGCGCTGTGGTGACCTATGACAAAATCTTCCTGCCCTCGCTGGAGGAGATCTACTGTTCTCCGCAGGTCAGTGGCGAGGGTACATACTGGCCGTACTGGAAGGAGCGCACCGGCGCAAAGACCCCGCAGGCTCTGTGGCAGACCTACCCGCTGCGTATCACCCGCGACCTTGCACAGCGCACTGTGGGCCGCGGTGTGCGGCTGCGCTCTGCGATTCGTGGCTACGGCAACCATGCCTTCAACGTGACCTCCAGCGGCGGCGTCTCCACCTGGGGCGCGGTCGGCGCGTGGCGCTGCGCCCCGGCTTGCAAAATGACCAATCTTGTTAAATAATCACCGGGCAATCCCTTGCCCGGTGAGAAAGTGAGTGCTATCCCATGGCAATGCGCAAAGACCAGATACCGGACAATAAATTCACGCTGCCGCTTGACGCGCGTGAGCTGGCACTGTATACCAGACAGATCACCAAAAACGCGAAAGTGTTTGACCTCGAAATTGACGCAAGCCTTCCCGGTCAACTGCGCGCTACGGCAGACCGGATATTTTTTGATATCTTCGGAGCAAACGACCTCCGGCTGGACAAGCCGAACGAAAGAGAGGAGCGCTTTAAGCTTCAAAGGCACGCCGTCCGGCTGTGCACCGTCCTTTTGGCGGAGATAGACATGGCAAAAGCCAGCTACCACCTTTCTGGCAAACGGTGCTCTTTCTGGGGCAACACTGTGCGCGATATCCGGCAGCGTTGCCGGGACTGGCACGAGAGTGATGCAAAGCGTGCAAAAGCGCTTTGACATAAAAATGGCTGTAGGCTAATGGGCCGCAGTGTGCGGCTGCGCTCTGCGAATCGTGGCAACGGCAACAATGCCTTCAACGTGAACTCCAGCGGCAACGTCTCCACCTGGGGCGCGGTCAACGCGTATCGCTGCGCCCCGGATTGGACGGCAGCACGCCCACAAAAGCCCCTGCATAGCAGAGGCCGGGCAAAAACTGCCGTGCAAGGAGCCGAGTGCCATGTCTGTCCTCTGGCAGACGAACAATATCAGCCGGACGTGGCCACCCTGCGGGGTGTTGACCGCTATCACCCGGCAGATCCTTGCGAGGAGAGCTGAAAAAATCAGTGCAAGAAGAAGAAATAATAATCGGGTTCGATGCCCTGTATAATTCCGAGGGCAAGTGCGCCAAAGGCGTGTGCCGCAAGGCAAGCGTTGGACGGTTTCACCTGTTTCGGATGGACGAGATCCTGAAACTCCAAAAGGAGCTCGCGACAGGTACATACAAGGCACGGCCAACAATCAAAGTTAGAATCACCTATCCCAAGCCCCGCACAGCGGTTGCGAATGGCTTTCGGGATAGGGTATACCAGCGCTCTCTCAACGACAATGCTGTTTATCCAGCAATGACACGGAGCTTCATCCGGCAAAACGCGGCCTGTCAGACCGGCAAAGGTACCGACTGGGCGCGCAAGCAGGTCAAGCTCATGATGGAGCGCGAATACCGGCAGCACGGCGCTGATGGCTATGTGCTGTTGGTAGATATCCGGCACTATTACGACACGATGCCCCATGACGTGGCAAACCGCTGCTTTGAGCGGCATCTGCCGCCAAGTGTGCATAACCGCGTGCGTGAGGTGCTGGATCGTCAATATACCGGCGAGGCCGGTTATAATCCGGGCAGCCAGATGGTGCAGCTTGCCGGGATCTCGGTGCCCGACCCCATAGATCACTACATCAAGGAGCGCCTGCGGGCGAAAAAGTACGTCCGTTTTATGGATGATAGCCTCATCATCCACCACGACAAGGCACGGCTTGAGGAGTGGCGGGAGGCGATCCGCGCCCGGTACGCTGCCGATGGCATGGAGCTGCACCCGACCAAGACCAAGATCGTCAGGCTAAAGGATGGATTCCGTTTTCTAGGTTTCATCTACCGCTTGACCCCGGCGGGCAAGGTCGTTATGACCGTTGACCCGCAGAATGTCAAGGCCGAGCGCAAGCGCCTGTTTCGGCTTGCCCAGCTCATCAAGGCAGGAGAGAAACCGGCATCTGCCCTGTATGAGCAGTATGGATCATGGAAAGCCCATGCCGCTAAAGGCAACTCGCAGCAGCTGCTGCAGCGCATGGATCAATACGTTAAAACTCTGCTGGAGGGGATAACTACATGAAAATTGTTCACAACACTGGCGACATCAAGACCGCCGCCGAAAACGAAAACCGGGACGCGGATTTGGCACAGATCGCGTCTATGGTGGACTTCCTGTGCATTCTGGCCGATGTGCCCATTGAGGACGAGGCTGCAGACAAGGAGGGCATGAGCCATGAGTGATAAGCACAGCGCGATCTTCGGCAAAGCGAAAGACGAGTACGAGGCGGGCCGCTGGTCTAAGGCCATGCTGCGCATCCTTGTGCAGCGCAAGCCCCAGCGCCTGACCGCAGAAGAGTATGAAGAGATTACCGGCGAAAAGTATTAAGGAGCAGAGTATGAGACCTATCATGGACGTTTCCCGCTGGCAGGGTAACATCGACTGGGTCAAGGTAAAGACAAGCGGCCTTGTCTCCGGCGTGATGCTGCGGGCTCTGGGCAACAGCGCAGAGGACAATCCCAGTGAGCCGTACATCGACCCCGACTTTGAGCGCAACTACGCCGAGTGCCAGCGGCTGGGCATCCCCTGCGGCGCGTACTACTACTGCAAAGCGGTCAACACAGCAGAGGCTGACGCAGAACTTGCCCTGCTGCGCAAGGTGCTGACCGGCAAAACCGTGCAGCTGCCCGTTGCGGTGGACATTGAGGACAAGTATGTGCAAGCACCGCTCGACAAGCAGACCCTGACGGACATTGCCGCCCATGCGCTGGGCACTGTGGAGCGCTGGGGCTTTTACGCCATGCTGTACACCGGGCTGTACTTTGGCCGTGATAACCTGTACATGACCGGCGCTGCACTCAAGCCTTATGACGTGTGGCTGGCAGCCTACCGCAGCAAGAAGCCTGAACCGGGCTGGCCGTTCGGCTTGTGGCAGTACACCAGCAAGGGCAAGATTCCCGGTGTTGTGGACGCGATACCGGGCAAGATTTCCGGCGTGGACTTGTCTGTGCCCTACAAGGACTACGCTAAAATCATCGCAAAGAAGGGTCTGACCCGTCTTCGTGAGGGCAAATGACTGAAAAAGAAGCTTTGCTGTGGGTACTGGGCATCTTGGGCAGCCTGTGTGCTGCAGCCATCACGATCGACAAGGTGCTGGAAATCATCCATAAGTACATCAAGAAGGCACAGGAACCGGACAACGCGCAGAACAAGCGGCTGGATGAGCTGGACAGGCGCGTCGGCACCTTGGAACAGGGGCAGCTCCAGCATACACAAGCCCTTGCAAGAGACCTCCGGCGATTTGACGGCATCGATGAAGAAATGCGGCTCGTTCTTGTTGGCGTGCAAAACCTTCTGGATGCGCAACTGTCCGGCAACAACCGCGAAGGTATGCAAAAAAGTAAATCCGATATCAACAACTACCTGCTGAAAGGAGTAACAAATCATGGAAGCAATCCTTAACACCATTCTCGCCCCCCTGCCCGCATGGCTGGCGCTGGTGCTCATCGTTGTGGGCGCTGTGTCGCTTGTGCTGGGGCTTATCCGTCTGGGCTACGGCGCTGCGGTTAAGGGCACTGTGCTCGACCTCATTGCAAGGGCGGAGCATGAGATTCAGGGCACCAAGCGCGGCGCAGAGCGCAAGGCGTGGTGCGTTAAGATGCTGCGTCACTATCTGGACAACAGCAAGTGGGGCAAGCTGGTCTCGTGGGCAATCACGGAAGAGACCATGAGCAAGGTGATTCAGTTTTTCTTTGACCGGGCAAAGGCAGCGCTGCAAAAGCAGTAAGGAGGATATCATGGCAAGCACTACATACGAGCATTGCGGTAACGTCACCGCGATGTACACCGCACAAGAGCAATTTCGTGACATCACGAAAATGGTCTGCGCACGTTTTCGTGACCTCACGAAAACATACTATTTTGCCGTCATTGGCAATATGATGCGCAACGCCGGGCAGTTGCCGCAGCCTTTCTGGCTCGGTGCGGCCTGTGGCGGCGGCTCGTGTAGTGCTGCCCCCTGCGCTGCAAGGACTTGACCGACAGAGGATGATCGCCGCCATCAAGAACGCACCGCTTGGGAGGGTAGACCGAAAGATAGCTCTTTTGCGGTACGTTGAGCGGCTTCCGCTGCACGACATTGCAGCGCAGACACATTACAGCCGGACGGCGATAGGCTACCGGCTGAAAGGCATTGAAAAAATGCTGAGTGCGTGATATAATAGTTTCGTCTAGGGATTAGTTTTGAGCTTTTGCTCTGACAATTCAAAAGCGGCAGGCTTTCGGGTCTGCCGCTTTTCTTTTTGCACGGATTGTGGTATAATTATCTCAACAAATCCTCCCGGCCTCTCGAAGAAGCGCAAGAGGGTGGATATTTGAAAGGCCATGGCCTTTGTAGAGAGCGGCATTGCCTGTGGGCGGTTCCGCTCTTGATTTTAGACTTCGCCGTTTTGGCAGCATAAAAAATCCCCTGCTTTGCCGAAGCCCTGCGTGCCACGCGGGGTGCTTTGTAGGCAAAGTGGGGGATTTTTTTGTTTTACAGCAGCTTGTAGTGCTCAGCCAACAAAAAGCGGACGTATGCCGGGCAGTCCCGGCTTCCAGCACACCAGTTCTGCACCGTGCGCAGCGGGATGCCCGCGCATCTTGCAAAAGCGGTCTGCGACAGGCCAGTGCGGGCCACCAGCTCTCTCATAGACAAATGCGCCACGTCCCAGATAGTGGACAATCTTGCCTTCTCGGCATCCAGATCTACGCAGCCGGAAGCATCGTCTGGGACGGTTATGGTCACGTTGTTGAGGAACGCCACACGGGATGCTTCCGGTTCAGAAGCCATAACAAAAAGTTCAGCGGTAGTATAATCAACCGCTATACTTTGGTATACTTCCTCTTTGTCCAAAACTCTTTCCTCAGAAGTAGCAACCAAATCATCAAGATGAGATAGTTGAAACCAACTTACACCCAATGCATCTGCTATTTTTTTGATTGTTTCAATTTTAGGCTTTTTTTCCCCTCGTTCATATTGGCTGATAGCTTGAGGTGTAACGCCAAGTCTACGAGCTAACTCTGCTTGCGTGATACCGACGGTAAGGCGCGCATTCTTTATTCCGATTCCAATTTCTTTTGCAGTTGCCATCTTTGTTCGCTCCCTTTCAAACGCGGTCTTTCACGGACAGGCTGATTTTGCGCACAAAGCCATCAGGGAACTTCTCACCGCTCCAGAGAGAGCCGAGCTCTCCATCGCTGCCGTTGTCGCGGGGATATTCATAGAAGGCTGTCATGCCCAGACTATCGTTGACGCGGCGCAGCTTCACGATGCGGTCGGGAGCAAGCGCGATTTCCCGGGTAAGCTTGCCGTTTTTGTCCAGTGCATCCTCGCACAGCCACTGAAGCGCCGAGATAAACTCGTCCATCGTGATGGTAGAGTGGGCAGCCCAGTCTTTAAAAATGCGGCTGTCGCCTGCAAGAACGATCTTCTTTTTAGTCTCAAAGCTGGTCATGGTAGTTATCTCCTTTTTGCGCGATTTTGGTTTCCTTTACTGTCTATAATATACGCCCATTGGGTACAAAAGTCAAGCTTTTTTCAAAAATATTATACCCATTGAACGTATTTTCCCCCACACTGCTTTTTTCAGTGTGGGGGCTTTTTTGTCCTTCGTTGTTCCTTCGTTGTCCTTCACTTTTTGTTGATGCGCTACACTGGTCACATCAGGAGGGATGTATTATGAGCTATTACCAGATACCCGGAACGCCCTACGTTCCGCAGCAGCCTGTCAATCCTTACGGCGGCATGGGAACAGTAGGCCTTACCACTCCCCTGCCGAACACGCAGATGCAGCAGGCGCAACCGCAGCGTCCGCAGCCGATGAATGGGCAGCAGCCTGTTCAGCAGTCGGCACAGGACGGCGGTTGGCTGCTTGGCAGACCTGTTTCCAGCAGGGAGGAATTTCTGGCAATACCGTCTGACCTGTACGGCAGACCGACCTACTGCCCGGACTTGCGCAGCGGTGTGATTTACTGCAAGCGGCTCAATCCGGACACCTGTGAATCCTATGTGCAGGAATTTTACAGCCCGGAAGCATGGCGGCAAATGCAAGTACAACAGGCACAGCAGACCGCTGCACCGACACAGCAGTATGTGCCTGTTGAAGAGTATAACGCTCTCGTCCACCGGCTGGATGAACTGGAAAAATGGCAAAAAAGCTTTTCTAAGCCCACTGCCACAGCAAAGAAAGGAGAATAAAAATGCCCTCTCCGTTTGATATGATTACTCACAGCCCTATCATGCAGCTTGCAAATCTGGCTCGTGCCGGGCAGAACCCGATGGGGCTTATCCAGCAGTTAAGCGGGCAGAATGCTCCTATCATGCAGGGCTTGAACCTGATTCAGGGCAAAAACGAAGCACAGCTCCGAACGATGGCGCAGAACCTTGCCAAAGAGCGTGGCATCGACCTGAACCAACTTGCAAGCGCCCTGAACCTGACGCTGCCCCGATAACCTAAGCGAAACGCTTCTCAGTTTTGCGGACTTGACAAAAACCGCATTTGTTTGGCTTCGCCCATCGCATACGGCGGTGGGATGGCATAACGCAAAACTGAAAGGAGTTTTGTTATGGACGATTTTGCAACTGGCTATCTGGCTGGGCAGGACGGCGGCAATAACAACGGCGGATTCTTCGGCAACGAAGGTCTGTGGGCGGTTATTATCCTCGCCATCATCTTCGGCTGGGGTACAAACGGCTATGGCCGGAACGGCGGTGACAACGGCATGAACGCCTACATCCCCTATCTGGTCGGCACTGGCGCAACCGGGCAGGGCGGCAACGACACTCGCGCGGCTCTGTCTGAGGGCTTCTACCAGCAGGATACCTCCCGCTCTCTGGCGGGCATCCAGAGCGGTATCTGCTCTCTGGGCTATGACCAGCTGGCGCAGATGAACGGCGTCAACACCAACATCGCGAACGGCTTTACAGGCGTGAACAGCGCCATCTGTCAGCTTGGCTACCAGAACGCACAGCTCGTGAACGGTCTGGAGCGCAGCGTGTCCAACGGCGACAACGCCATCAACCTTGCCATCATGCAGGAGGGCAACGCACGGCAGGCTGGTCAGACCGCACTTGCCACGCAGCTTGCATCTTGCTGCTGCGAGAACAAGCAGCTGATCGGCGACCTGAAGTACACCATCGCAACGGAGGACTGCGCTACCCGGCAGGCTATCGCAGACAACGCCCGCGCCATCGTGGACAACTGCAACGCCAACTTCCGCAGCATGATGGACTACTTCACGCAGGACAAGATTGCCACTCTGACTGCTGAAAACCAGAACCTGAAGTTCGCGGCTTCTCAGGATCGGCAGAATGCGCTTCTGACCACCGTGATGTCTCAGCAGACTGATACCATCCTGAACCGGGTCAATCCTCGTCCGATTCCCGCTTATCAGGTGGCAAACCCCAACTTGGGCGTGAACTGCTGCGGCTGCTGCTAACCAACACACTCCCCGATAACACCGGGTGAACCATCGGGGCAGGGGTAAGACACCTCTGCCCCTGATTTTTTAGGAGGAAAACATTATGGCTTGCAAAACAAGCTGCAAACTCTGCTCTCATCTGGTTCTGAGCCAGTCTGTTACATTCGCCAACGACACGCTGACCATCAACATTCCTGCTGGCGCATACCAGAACGGAGAGAAGTATTGTCTGGTCATTGCCCAGGCTTTGCCGGACACGACCACCATCAACGCCCCTGTGGTCATTACCATCGGCGCAGGCACGACCGCATACCCTCTGACCGACTGCAACTGCGCTCAGGCGACCGCCGAAAGCATTCACACACGCACCCGTTACGCTACCCGTGTGGCAACGTCTGCAACTGGCACAGGCACGTTCAAATATCTTGGCTGCTTCTGCCGTTCTCACGCCGGTGCGCCTGCGTCCATTTCCTAAGGAGGTATAGATTATGGGCAAGAACAATTTTCGCCGCATGATGATGCTCCGTGACCACGACAAAGACCGTGAGCCGGAACGTGACCGCCTTGAGGAAGAGCGTGACCGCAGGGAGCGTGAGATGGAACGCCGTCTTCGTAAGCTGGAAGGTGGCAACAACCGCTATCCCTACTATCCGCAGGAGGAAAACCGCTACATCGACCCCTACCCTATCCCCCGCTATCCTGACGTAGAGAATGGGCGCAGAATGCCGCAAATCGGCTTCTCGCAGAACGGAGACTGGGATAAACGGTCTGGGCAGTACGAACGTGGCGGCGCAGACAGCCGCTCCATCAAGATGCCACGCCAGCATCTCACCCACGATGAAGCTGAGGAATGGTGCGACAGCATGGTGAACGCTGACGGCACAAAGGGCTGTCATTGGACGCTGGAACAGACGCAGGACGTTGCGAAACAGCGCAATATCACCTGTGACCCGAACGATTTCTGGGCTGTCATGAACATGATGTACTCGGACTATTGTCAGGTCGCAAAGCGTCAGTCCGTTGACACTCCGGGCTTCTACGCTGACATGGCAAAGGCATTCCTTGAGGACGCAGATGCCGCAGATGGCAAGGCGTATCTCTACTGGGATTGCATTGCTGATAAGTAAAACAGAACCCCTGTGCGGTCGTTGCGGCTACACAGGGGTTTATTGTTATTCCCAAAGTGTTGATTTTGACCTCATGTCAAACAAATCTTGCGGAGTGATTACAAGGCTCTTGTCGAGTTCTACCACACTGACAATGGAAAACTTGCCGGGAACTTCTCGCTCAATTCTTGCTTTTGCTTCCTCTTTGCTGTTCGCAAACAAGACGAACGGCGCTTGGAAGTGTCTGCACTTTACGTCATCATCGTACTGGATTTTGACCCAATAAAAATTTTCCATACATGGCTCCTTTGTTATTTTAATATTTTACAGGCGGTTCAGGCAACGGCATCCAATATGTGATGTTATGGATTCTGCCCTCATCATCCCGCCATTCTTTGAACTGCTCATCGTAATTTGCTATAACAATATCGAAGGCTGATTCATCGAATCCGATAACACGCGGGTCTGTATCTCCCGGAACACTATTCTTTGCACAAATCCACGGACTTGATTTTGGCACATTTGATACATCGTAAGCACAATATCCGATGCACTGCGGATTACCGTACCTCTTCATGTAATCTTCATTTCCGATTCGAGCCGCACAAACCATGTGGACATTTTTCCAACCGACACGGTCATCGTCCGTTGATTCGCTGTCGATAATAATATCTTCGGGGTCTAATACTTTTCTTCCGATTGCAAGATTCCAGTTATTTGCAACATACCGTTTCATTTGACATTCGTTCAGAAAAGTTCTTGCTTCTTTCATGGCATCTGCCAAAGAACCACGATGAGGTCTGTAAGCAATCATACGTCAATCCTCCAAGAAATCCTCCAACTCAATCTTCCCCTCTGCCGCAGCAACTGCCAGAGCGTAAACAAACTGCCCAATCGTCATTCCATGCCGCCGTGCTTCGCGGTTGATATACTTTCGCTCTTCCTCGCTCATAAGGATAGTAATGCGCTTGGAACGCTTTCCATCACCGCTTGCAACACCCTGATGCGATTCCGGCATCGGGATTTTTTTCTTTGCCAAGCCAGCTTCTGCTAGTGCGCCGGGTACATCACCCTGTTCGATAAGACGTTGAACTTCCTTCGCCTGTTTCAGCTTCTTTGGCTTGCTTTCGCTTACTACGGCATTGTTCGGCTTTGTTTCGCTGTTTTCGGCTTGCTTCGGCTTAATATTGCTTAATTGTTCTTCATTAGGCTGTGTATGGCTGTCTGTGGCTTCAATTGGCTTAATATGTGCTTGTTCGGCTTCGTTTGGCTCACTTCGGCTTAATGCCGGTTCCAAAAAAACCGGCTGGAAATCAAACCCGCCAAGCAAGCCTGTGGATTTTTTGCTGGTTGATTTCATTCTACATCCCCCTTTGGCGGCTTAGGCAGTGGCATCCAATGCGTGACATGATGACCTTCCATATTCTCAAAATAGTCTGAAAGGCACTGCCCCATATCATCAAACCAAGAATCACCCTCCAACGTACCTTCCATCGTATATCCTTCCTGCGTACAAATCCATACGGTTTCGCTTACATTGCTAAAATCAGGATTGTTTCCACGAGGGCATGGGGTCTTGTGCCTTTCTGGAAGTCTATCTGAAACGCTGATCCACCTATCGCTATCTGTAAGCTCATCTAAGCTAATGGCTGGCGCATCTTCCAGCTCAGCAAGGCACGATTCCACTCCATCAATATCTTCTATTTTCCCGAACGGATATTCTTTCTTGATTTGTTCTATCCATCCTTTGATTTTTTTTTCAAGTGGTTCTGCGTCAATCAATTTCATTTTTCTTCTCCTCCCACAATCTTCTTTGCCAGCTCTTTGAAATCCTCTGCGCTGGTACTTTTTGCCGTGTCACCACTAAACAGGCTGTGCCGCTCTGCCTGAGCCTTACGAACGCCCATAGACGGTCTAATCTTCACGTCCAGTAGCGTTGTACCCATGCTCTGTGCAATCACAGGAAGCTGCTCCACAACCTCTTTGGACAGATTTTCACGGCTCTTGTACTGGTTCAGAAGCAGACCTTCAATCTTCAATGTCGGGTTGAAGTATCTGCGAACATCGCCGATGGTCTGCGAAAGCTGGCTCAAACCAGCCAGTGCGTATCGGTCTGCTGTGATGGGCACGATGATGCTGTTGGCGGCGATCAGCGCGTTTACAAGCGCAAGACCAAGCTGCGGGGGAGTGTCCAGCACAATGTAATCGTACTGCTCAGACACGCTTTCAAGGGCTTCTCGCAGTCGGAAGTTCTTGCCCATGTCCCGGACAAGCTGCTCGTCAATGTCCTTCAATGCGTTGTCGGACGGCAGAATGTCACCAGCTTCACAGTGCTGGATTCCTTCTTCTACTGTACCCTGCCGGGTCATCACATCAAACAGGGTGCATACATCCTCTGTCTGTGCGCCGTAGGTGTCCGTTGCGTTGCACTGGGCATCGCAGTCCACCAGCAAAACTTTCTTGCCAAGCAACTGTAACGCACAAGCCAGACAGGTGCTTGTGGTAGTCTTTCCTGTGCCGCCCTTCTGGTTGGCAACAGCTATGATTTTTGCCATTTTTATTCTCCCCAGTCTATAAAATATCCGTTGTAAACGAACTCTTTCGCTGCTTTACCAGCTTCGATCAAAGCTTTCCCGGCTTCAATCGCTTCGTCAGGCGTTAGTTCGCTATAGCTTTTCTGCGGCAAAACCCTTACAGAAGCCTGATTTCCATGATGATTGAACTGAAACTGATAATCAAACTTCTTTTCAAGGTCAAGTTCTGCTTTATTCAGAACGGAGTAGGGAATTTTTGCCATTTTATCACTCTTTCTTTATTCTTTCGGTGGTTCTGGTAACGGCATCCAATGCGTCACCCCGTTTAGTGTTTCTCTTTCGCCAAATTTATCGATATAATTTGTTTTCCATGAATCTGAGCAAATTCTTCCATCACTTAGATAGGCTATTTTTTTGCAGTTTCCGTCTAGCACAAGAACATCGATTAATTTTTCTGGTAAACGGTCTTTTACATTTATCCATCTTGCAATACTAAGATCATCGACTTCTCGAACTTTATTTAACCTACTTCGTAATGTTCTGTATGATGTTTCTTTGTTGTCATAGACTTTATCGACACCAATCATCGGCTCATACATTCCGCAGCGAATCCATTCTTGCTGATAAAATTCATCTGCGTCAATCAGTCTCACGCCTTCTCCTTTCTGCTTAATGTGCTACATCTGGCTGCTCTTGCAAGGCTTCAATGGAATAGAACGCTGGCATATACCTGTCTACGATACCCGCCTTGTCCACGCTTCTAATCAGATAACCAACAGGTCTGTCCGGGAACGGAGACCTGTCCAAAGACAAGATGTCATTGTATGCAGCCTTCACCGTGTCGTAGACAGCTTCTCTGCGTCTTGGCAGCTTGATTTCAGGATGCTCTTTCTTCATCCACTTCTCAACTACCTTCGCCACGTCAATGCAGTCCTGCTTTTCCAGTTCGTCACACACAGACCAGTCGAAATCCTCATATCCGCTTCTGCGGGGCTTCCTGGCGGCTTTTTGAGGTTCGGTCAACACTTCGCTTGCCTGTGCTTCAATCAACGTCTCAGACGCTTTAATTTTTGGTTTAAACTTGACTGCCACAGCCTTTCGTGCCACAAGGACTGGTTCGTAGGTCACAACAATGTCAGACACAGCATTGATTTCATCCACCGCAACGTCAAGCACTCGCTTGCGAAGGTTCTTGTAAACGTCATAGCTGGCTTCCATCGCACCGAGCTGCTCTCTCAACTTCTTCAGACTGATTTCATGCGGTTTGTTGTCCATATTCAACCAGTCCCGAAGAATCGAGTAAAGCAAGATGCTATACTGTGACTTCATCCGTGACGTGTAACGCAGCCGATACCGAACATATCCGCTTTCGGCTATGTCAAAGAAGATAGGGCGCAGGTCAGGGTTGCAGGTGATTGCTACAACGTAAGACCTTGTTTCGGGCACATAGTCCAGTTTTGCCCTCGTAAACAAGACAAAGCTTTCAAACGTGCCTTTCTCCTTGTCAATTGGAATCGACACCGTATTGCCAAGAAAGTGCTTGATCTGCGGCTCAATCCTTCTTGCATCAAGGCTTTTCAGCCCAAGAAGCTCCCTATATTCCGCCAAAGTGAACTCCACACGGCTGCTACTTGGGTCTCTCGGATTTATTCTTGATAGGTAAACCTCCAACAGCCGAAGTTCTCCTGCGGTGTAGTCCCTGAACTTCGCCCAAACAAGGGACTTGCTTTTCTCGACAAGGTTATTGTCTGATATTTTTGGCATCTGCTCACTTCCTTTAATGGTCTGAAAACAGTATACCACAAGTAGGGGGACGTGTCAACTATTTTCGTCCCCCATGACTTGTCTTTTTGTCCCCCATATCCTCGTCATTTTGTCCCCCATATCCTCGTCATTTTGTCCCCCATGACTTGTCAAAAAGTCCCCCATGCTTTGTCATTTCGTCCCCCATCTACATATTATATATTAAACAAGAAATAAACAAGAGGTTAAATATCATCGTTAAATAGTCGATGACGATAATTTTCAACAATTTTTTTATTTTTCCATTCCAGTTTGTTGATAATTCAAGCTGTCAATTGCTGAATAAGACTGTATCGGCGATGAAGCAACCTTCCATTATCCGTGTCAAACGTGGACAGATTGTGGATAGGTGTACAAAAAGTGGATGAGAAAACTTTTAATTCAATGCTATGGGGGACAGATTGACAAGCCGACAAATCGCAAGCAATAGATTAACGATAATACGTTATTTATTCCGCGCGAATGTTGTCGATTTACAGCCTATGGGGGACGGATTGACAAGGTAAAGGTATACCTAATCTGCATGAAACGTGTACAAAAAGTGGATGAACGAGGACAAAATGTTCCGCAAAAACTGCGATAATTCGACAATCAGCGCAAAATGTTTTCTTCGTTGATGGTATACGAATCGTTTCGCTTCATGGCCGCAGCTTCCCCACAGTCCTGTGCCTGATATAAAATCTGCATATTGGGTTGTGTTCCGTCTGGGTCTGGGTCAGTTTTGGTTGCCTGCGCCATTTCATAATGACCTGTGACGGTGCGGCAGACGGACACACGATCACGCAAAGTCGTGTGAAGGTTTGCTACCATTTCGCACAGAACGGCAAGGTAATCTGAGCCGTGATTGCCATAGATCAGATAGCACAGCAGGTCGATTTCTTGCGAATGGGCTTCTTTGATATGCTCTATCAGCGTATCTCTCTTTCTCTCGGTACTGGCATCGCCAGCCAGACTTTCCAATAATCCGGGATGCAAACAAGTGTCTATGTACGGCTTGACCGCAACACCGCAGCACACGAACCACTTTATGATAGTAGAAGCATCTGGAGTCATTGTCCCTTGCTCATAACGAAAAATGGATGTCCGGCCTACACCCATTTTGTCCGCAAGCTTCTGTTGGCTAAGTCCGGATTCTGCTCTTGCCATCTCTAACGCTTTTGCCACTCGTATCCTATAATCATCCATAAATACCCCTCTTTCGACAAAATGATACAAATGTAAAGGAATTTAACTGATATATTGTTCAAAATGTGAAACAATAATTGAAAAAAGTCGCTATTTCATTGAAACAGCGAGATGTGATATAACTGTATTGTCAAAAAATTCCAAAGAGGAGTGGAACAAAAATGAAAGAAACTGTAATCTGGAACCATGAACGTATGCCGATCATCGACGGAATGCCTGCCAGTGTTCCCGATGGGAAGCCGCACACACCTGAACCGTGGGAGGAAAGCTAATGAACCGAACCGTAGATGCTCTGATTGTCCCATACGCTCGCAGACGGACGCTGGAGCTTGTCCTGAGCCTTTCTGGGTACGAGGCTGATAAAGATGCTTACCTCGAAGCAAAAGGCGTTCTGGAACGCGCCATAGCCGCCTTAGACGATGGGCGCGACCCGGCAGACAACATCGAACGCATTGACGGACAGCTCGTAGAGCTGTGATTGGAGGAAAGATGGATAGGCGTTGCCCCTTTTGACTTGAACACTCGTGGCTTCCCTGATGTGAAGTAATGGATGTGAAGAAAACGTTCGATTTTTACAAAGTTGTTCAAAAGACATTGACTTAACAACTAGAAGATGTATAATCGTATCAAATGAACATCTGCATTTACCGATCGGGAGGATATGCCACAATGAGTGAACAGGAAAGAGCCAAGATTGACCGATTTATTGCATGGCTGCTGGAACACCCTGAGAAGATTCCGGCGGCAAAAGAAGCAATAACCAATGCATGACAAAACCCCTTGCGCATAAGGCTACCGAAAGCCCGGCGCAAGGGGTTTTATTTGTACCGGGTCAATCCTTACAGACTTTCATCAGTTTTAAGAACCGGCTAGAATCGGAATTTACAGTTTCGCTTCCGTGATGCCCATCTTCATACGTCACATAAAATGTGACGCTGGTTTTAGATTTTGCGGATGCTGCACCGTAAACAGCACCGGGCAATCCAGCAATTGAACTGCCAATGGCAGTACGGATGGCAGCACTCCCTGCCTTTTTGCTAGTGTTGGAAACAATAATTTTTGCTTTTACAGGGTTATGCGCAGCCCTGATTTCTTCTCTTTCCTGCGCCGCTTCCATTTCTGCTTGAACTTTTTGTGCTTCTTTTTTGGCTTTTCTTTCTGCTTTTGTGCCAAAGCAGGCCTGCCACTTGTAACAGCAAAGAACAATTCCAGCAATACCAACAATAGCACTGGGTGTCCCATGCAGGCTGCAAGAAAAAACAAGCAGTCCAATGCCGCCAAAGAAAACTGCCTTATCTAAGCCCGTTCCTTTCATTGGCATCCCCTTCACATCGTTTTAATAAGCTTCATCAAAGCTTCACGCTTTTCTTTCGGCATCTCTACTAGCTTCTGCTCAATCCATTTAATATCCGCGTCAACTTCAATTTGCGGCTGCTGGGGCGGGTTTTCTTTTTGGTTGCCAGTCAGTTCTTCAACTGTAACGCCTAGCGCGTTGGCTACTGGCGAAAGCATTTCATCTGGAAAATCCCTGTCGGTAGTAAGCATTTGAGAGATATAACCTCTGCTTTTTCCGATTTCTCTGCACACAAAGGATATATTGACACCCTTGTCGGCAGCGATTCTTTTGGCTCGCTCCACATTGCGCATAGAAAAAGACCTCTCTTTTTGTGCAAATAGCCAAATGTTCACAAAATTGAAAATTGACTATTGAAAAATAGCCACTTGGCTAGTATAATATGAAGCATAGGGCAAACAAAAACTAAGACCCCTGACAAATCTATCGGGAAGTCGCTAGAAAATGTTCACTTTGTACTTCGCAACTACATAGTAGCATATTTTCTAGTAAAATGCAAGCCCAGAAAGGAGAATGGCTAGTGAATCTTTCTAAAATCGACGAGTTTCGCAAGTTACATGGTCTGTCTCGTACTGACTTGGAAGTAGCCGCTGGTTTAAGCAACGGCGCACTGGGCAAGTGGGAACGCTCCGCAAATGGGCCGAGCATTCGACAGCTTGTGAAAGTTGCTGATTACTTCCGTGTGTCGGTAGACGCTTTACTTGTGAGGGACAAGCAGTAAGTCATAAGAAAGGATTAAAAATGAACGACATTATTTTATCCATGCAAAATGGCGAGCCTGTGGTTTCCAGCCGTCAGATTGCAGATAGCTTCGAGAAGCGTCATGACCATGTGATGCGTGACATCGAAGACATTATGAGGGGTCTCCCCAAAAATGGGGACACCCCCATGTTCTACAAGACCGAGTACGTCCATGAGCAGAACGGCCAGAGCTACCCCATGTATCTGATGAACCGTGACGGCTTCACCCTGCTGGCTATGGGTTTCACCGGAAAGGCTGCTCTCGAATGGAAACTGAAGTACATTGCAGCGTTCAACGAAATGGAAAAGAAGCTGGCTGAAAAACCGCAGCTTACCCGCTCGCAGCTCCTTGCAACTGCACTGATCGCAGCGCATGAGGAGCTGGAAGAGAAGGACAAGCAGATTGAAACCATGAAGCTGAAAGCGCTTTTTGCTGACGCAGTTTCAGCAAGCAAAAAATCCATTCTCGTTGGTGAGCTTGCAAAGCTGCTTTCGCAAAATGGCATTAACATCGGACAGAACCGCTTGTTCGACTGGATGCGAAAGAACGGCTACCTCATTAAAGACCCGAAACGAAGCGACTACAACTTGCCTACGCAGCGTAGTATGGAGATGGGGCTGTTTGAAATCAAAGAAACCACGATTCAGCACAGCGACCACATTTATATCAACCGCACTCCAAAGATTTCCGGTCGTGGCCAAGTCTACTTCGTAAACCTCTTCTTGAAAGCAAAGAAAACCCAGAAAGCGGAGGACTGAACATGGAACAGATCATCACCTTAAAGGTAGACCTTGAGCACCCTGATGAAGCCAAGTTTGCCATTGACGCTGCGGTTGAGGCCTACGAGGAAAGCAAAAAGTGCTGGGATGCCTTTGAAATCAACAAAGCCAAAAGCAAAGCACGAGCCATTATGTACAACCTGTGCAGTGAAGGTTACAGTATGATATGGACGGTCACGGATGGCGCTGTCGGACTGACGATCTGGAAAAGCTTTAAGGAGCCTTGTGTCGGCCAGTGCTATATGCCCAAAGAAAGCCTGTACGACATCTGGGTTGAAAAGCTGGTTGCGCTGTGCGTTGCCACAGGTCAGGAAGTCCCAAAGTTCATCACAGATAAGGCTGGTGAGTGCTGGTGATGTGCTTTTACAAAGCGCCGAGCCGGAAGCGCAGGCTGAAGCTGGCAATGGCTGCTGGCGTGTCCAGAAACGATGCCAACAAGGTGCTGTGGATGGAGAAGTCCATCAACCAGTGCTTTGAACGGCATAACAGAGAAGCCAGACTGAAAGAGAGTGGTCGCATTGGAAGAAAAGTACTGTGAGCGCTGCGGCCTGTATCTTGGCGTGGTCAGACCGACAAGACGGTATTGCAAAGAATGTGCAATATTGGTTCAAAAAGAAAAACAGACTGAACAACGCGCTCCGTATGGCGTTGTTCCGTGCGAATGGTGCAAAAGGCCGATGCGCAAAGTGTATAAGTATCAAAAATATCATAAGAAATGCGCAAACGCCGCTAATCGAAAAAAGACCGCAAACTGGTGGAAGGAACACCCAGACTACATTAGAGATTCTTCCAATAAATCTAGGCAGGAAGGGAATACAACGAAAGAAAAGCCGAAGTACAGCCTTAAACAAGTAAATGACAAGGCAAAAGAACTTGGAATTAGCTATGGGCATTACAGCAACTTGCTTGCACAAGGAAAGGTAGACCCTCCCGATGAACGGTAGATACTACGGAAAGCGGGAAATCCGCTGGCACAGCCGGGAGAAAGACCGGCTGGAACACATACATAATAGAAAGGACAAAGATGAAAGTACTGGTAGAAATCGTCCTGATCTGGGGAATCTTCTTAGCACTGGTTCTCGCAGCGTTTCTGCTGAACTTCTGGTTGATTCACCGAATTGACCTTCTGGTTGGCATAAACGCAACGCGTGCAATCATTGGCATTGGCGCTCTGATGGCAACCATCTGGATTTTCGGGCATTCAGTGAAAAGTTAAGGAGAAAATAGATGACACTGAAAGCAGCGCTTAAAAAGCGAAACATGAGCGCTCTTGAACTTATTCACAGGAGCGGGTTGTCCGAGCAAACAGTTTACAACATCACTAGTCCGAACAAAAAACCGTACAAGACTGGTGTTAAAACTGAAACGCTTGCAAAGATAGCACAGGTTCTGAACGCAACAATCGTGATAAACGAAAGAAAACCGTTTATGTTTGACATCATTTTGAACTAAGGAGAACCAATGAAAACTTTGAAAGGAATGGTGCTTTCCATGTTTGGTCTGGTCGCGGCTATCGCAGCAGTTGGCTGCGGCGATGCGATTCAAGGATGCCAGACCACAGTGCAGATGCTTGGCTGGGTGATCGTGTCCTGCGGGTTTCTCGCAACGGCTATCTTACTGTGTGCGTTGGCAGTCAGCGAGGAGATGGACGAACGCAGCGAGCAAGAATGCCGAAAAATCAAGCGGGTAGCCCACCACACCAACGAGTGGAGGGATGCACGATGAAATGCCCGATGTGTGGTAGTGACAACATTACAACGGTTGACAGCCGGTCTGACCACGACAGCATCGTTCGCAGAAAAAAGTGCCTTGCCTGTAACCATCGGTGGTCTACCATCGAAATTGACAAAGACCAGTGGTACAGTGCACTGCAAATCAAAGAGGAACGCAAGAGAGGGAGACCAAAAGATGATTAACCTTGACAGATTCGGTGGTGTGACCGAGCCGGAGGACGGCGTGTACTTTATGACCAACGAGCAGATAGCAGAAGCCAAAGAAGCTGACCGGCTGGCAGCGATTGAAGACTTGCAGTCCGAGATTGAGGACAGGGAAGCAGAGCTGAAAGACCTCCGCGCACAGTTGGCAGAGCTGATGGCTGGTTGATTTCTGTACAGCCAAGTTAAGCCAAAGTAAGAACAATGAAGCCTAATGAAGCCGAAGAAAGGAAAGAAAAATGGGCAAATACAAGAAAGAAATCAAGCACTGCGAAAAGTGCAATAAGCCTTTTTCAGTGTTCCCAAACAGCACGGAAACTCTTTGCACAAGTTGCAAAAGGAACAATTTGGAGGAAACGCTCCGCAAGAACGGTCACGCACCGAAGCATACGCTTGTTAGGAGCTTTCGTGACAGCCTTAATGAAGCGTTTGCTGTCGAAGATGCAGCAATGAGGGCTTCGTGGGACGAGGACACAAGCATTGAGAAAACTTGCCGTGACTGCGGAAAAGTGTTTAAAATTCCCCGTTCAGAACGCATTTTCTTTGAATCGCATAACATGGCATTGCCTAAGCGTTGCCCGGCCTGCCGTAAAGCGAGGAAAGAAGCGAGGAAGGAGAATAACTGATGGATAACAGCAAAATCCATGAAGCTCTGATGGCTGTTCAGTCAGAGCTGAAAGCCCCGAAGGGGCAGATGAACAAATTTGGCGGCTACAAGTACCGCTCGTGCGAGGACATTCTCGAAGCGGTCAAGCCCATCTTGAAAGCGCATAGCCTTGTGCTGCGGCTTTCCGACAAGCCTGTTATCGTTGATAGCTGGCATTATATCGAAGCCACTGCAACGGTTGAATCGCAGGATGGAGCCACCTACACGGTGACTGCATACGCTCGTGAGCCTGAGTTTAAGAAGGGCATGGACGATTCGCAGATTACCGGCACTGCAAGCAGCTACGCTAGAAAGTACGCTCTGAACGGCCTGTTCTGCATTGACGATACAAAAGACGCTGACACGGACGAGTACCAGAAGCAGACCACAAGCAAAGCAAGCAAGCCTGTGCAGAAGCAAACGGAAGCGGAAACCATCCCCCCATGCGCTTGCTGCGGAAAGCAGTTGCAGCCTATTCAGTACAACAACCGCACCGTCACTCCGCTGGAAACCGCAAGAAGTACAAAGAAACGCTTCGGGCGTGTCCTGTGTTGGGACTGTGCTCAGAAACAGCCGAAGGAGGGCTAAACAATGCTCAATTCTATCGCAATTCAGGGTCGTCTGGTTCACACGCCCGAAGCTAAGGTCACGAAGTCCGGCAAGGATGTTTGCACGTTCAGCATTGCTTGCGACCGCCAGAGCGGCGGTCAAAAGGAAACCGACTTCTTCAACTGCACCGCATTTGGTAATACGGCGCTGTTCGTTTCCAAGTGGTTCCAGAAGGGCAGCCTGATTCTGGTGACTGGTAGCATCCAGACCCGGAAGTATACCGACAGGCAGGGGAACAACCGCACCGCAACGGAAATCATGGCGAATAAGGTTGACTTCTGCGGTGGCAAGTCTGACAGCAAGCCCACTGATCAGGCGCAGGATGCACCGCAAAACTACTCTCAGGGCAACGCGGACGACTTCTCTGTGATTGACGACAGTTCTGATCTCCCTTTTGACTAACGGTTACGCTACCGGGACAAAAGGCGAACCGCCTACCTTATATAAGAGCTGCGCTATCTGGCTAAACGGGCGTTTGGAAAGATGAAACACTTGGGCGACATCACAAAGATTCACGGCGACAAGATAGAGCCGGTGGACTGCATCACGTTCGGCAGCCCTTGCCAGGGCTTGTCTATGGCGGGAAAAAGGCTTGGATTTGACGACAACCGTTCCGTATTGTTTTTGGATGCCGCAAGAATCATTAAGGAAATGAGGACAGCCACTAATGGAATGTATCCAACTTTCGCTGTTTGGGAAAACGTGCCCGGAGCATTCAGCTCCAACGGAGGAGAAGATTTCAGAGCCGTGCTGGAAGAACTTGCCCGCGTGGAACAACCAGACACTTCAATTCCTAAACCTCCGAAGGGGGGCAGATGGAGCAAAGCCGGAGCAATCGCCGGAAACGGATGGTCTCTGGCTTGGCGACAGCTTGATGCTCAATATTGGGGAGTCCCCCAGAGAAGAAAGCGTATCGCTCTTGTCGCAGATTTTGGAGGGCAACGTGCCGCAGAAATACTTTTTGAGCGCACGAGCCTGTCAGGGAATCCTGACGAGAGCGTCCCGACGTGGAAAGAAATTGCCAGACTTGCTGCAAACTGCCCTGCTGGAAATGATTCGGTGGTGGGAGGAGCGATCCCAATAAACACACAGATAGCGACACGGTATATTTCCATGGGAGAGCGCACTGGGATTGGGATTGGCGAAGATGGTGACCCAGCATATACGTTGCAGGCAAATCATGAACACGGCGTGTGTTATTGCATTGCTGGAAACATTATTGATCGTTCTGAAACGGCTGGCGCAAATGGTTCCGGCGTGAAGGAAAACCAGAGCTACACGCTGAACACTGTTGACCGTCCAGCAGTAGCGTATAAGGTCTTTGATGCACGTGGAAATGGTGACGGCAGAACTTGTCCAACCATAACAGGAGACCACGAGAACAGAATCACGGACTACACGGCTATTGCGGTTGAACGCAAGACCTTCAACGAACAATCGTTCAGCCACTACAAAGAAAGCGACAAAAGCTCAATCTTGAAAGCGAAAGCGGGGAACATCGGCAATGGCAGCGAGTGCCTGATTGCAGAGAAAGCCATCCGCTGGATTGTTCGCCGCTTGACCCCTGTTGAATGTGAACGGCTACAAGGATTTCCTGACAATTACACCAACATTGGCGACTGGACGGATAGCAAAGGCAAGAAGCACAAGTACGCTGACAGCCCACGATACAAGGCTCTTGGCAACTCCATCGCTTTGCCACAATGGTTCTGGATTGCACAGAAAATGAAGCCCTATTTGAGTACAAGCGCCACGTTGGGTAGCTTGTTCGATGGTATAGGCGGCTTCCCACTTGTCTGGCAAAAGACCTATGGAAACGGTACGGCGCGATGGGCTTCCGAAATCGAGGATTTTCCCATTGCTGTTACAAAAAGGAGATTCGGCGAAGAATGATTACCTGTTGTCTTAACTGCACATCACGCTGCACAGCTTGCCACGACACTTGCGAGAAGTACAAGGAAGAGAAGAAAGACTTCGAGGAACGCAAGGCGTTCGTGTATGAGCTGAACCACAGCCAGAGCGTATACCACCGTGACTACGAAGACAAGCACCGGGAACGTGGCAAGAAGCGGTTTCTCGGAAGTGAATTTAGAGGTGAACGAGGATGAGCAAAGCAGTGCTTATTAGCATCAGACCTGAATGGTGCAAGAAGATTCTTGACGGAGAAAAGACGGTTGAAGTGCGCAGGACTTGCCCTGTGCATGGGACGCCGTTTAAGGCGTACATCTACTGTACCCGGACAGCAAGTAAAGAGTTTATTTTGGATGACCACAATTGGGACGTTTCCTCAAAGAACTGCGGCGGATGGCCAGATAAAAGGGGGCACGTCATTGGCGAATTCACCTGTAAGAAAATTACCGGCCTAACTCATGTTGGAGAAACAGGAAGTTGGGAACCGGCAAGCCTGTACGTTATGGCACCCGGATCATATTACAAACCAGCCGATGAGCTTCT